AAGATCTGGACGAAGCAACAAGAACAATTACTTTTTTCACACTCTCAGACTTAATAATGGTTTTGTCCGAAATGTTCTATAAAGACCCTTTTAGCAAAAGCCAAAAATCTGTTCACAGTACAATAGAGACAGATTTTGATACTGAGTTTTTTCCCGGATTTGAACCTCAATTTTTAACTTTTGATTTTAATTTTAAACAATCAGGCTCTCCAAGCAACACACCTCCGAAACAAATAAATATTGGAGATATTCCTATTGCAGTATCTTACTTTTCAAAATTTATGAATGACCAATATTATTCCAAAGAAATGAGTTATGTACCTATAGGAGTTTTTCTTAGAGATATTGTTGAAAAAGCGTTTACACAGCTGATATCAGAAGTTTGTTTTTCTGATGAGTTGGAAAACAGGATTCATTTTAGAGTATCTTATTTTAAAGGTCAAAATACAAAAAATACAGGAATTGTCAAAACCCGCACTGCTATTTATGGTAGCAGCAATAATGAAATTAGAAACAAGTTTATCAGTAAACAAGTAAGCAAAGTTCCATACAAAAATGGTATAAAAGACACTGAATTGGCTAGTGCTACTCCTCTTTTTTCTTACGGACAACACGGCAATAATCTAAATATATCAGAAGAATCTTTAACTGATTTTGTTGTTATTCAAGCTTTTACTCAAACCTTTACTAGCAAAAACATAAAAGATGAAATATCTGATGTTTATGAGGGACCAAACGGGACTGTAAAACTTGATGGTACGATACCTGTAATTAGAACAAAGGCAGGACAAAACAATGATACAAAAAAATCAATTGTAAAATCTATGAAATGGAAAAAAGTAGAAGGTAAATATTTGAGGGAACAAAGAATGTTTATGTCTAATAATGATGCTTTTTTAGCTATAGGTAATGTTTACAATGTAGATATCAGTTTTCAAACTATGGCACCATGGTTTGTTCCGGGACAATATATAGTTGTTGAGCCTTATACTGGTGATGACAGTCGCTGGTACAATAAAGAATCAAATGGATATAAACTTGGAATGTCCGGTCTTTATGTTATAATAACAGCTAATCATAAGTTTGATGGAAAAGATCATGATGGTACCACAACTTTAAATTGCCAATGGGTAAGCTCAGCTTTAGATGATGGGATAACAAGAAGAGGAAAAGGAAGTAATAAGATCGACAATCCTGATACAACCGAGCTTTGTAAAGAGTTTGCTTCTTTAGATGACCAAATAATATATCAAAATTTAACTAAAGCTCAGATTCAAGCAAGGCTGGATAAGGCAAGAACTGCCGATACAACATCTGGGGCCACTCAAACAACTAAAGTAGTTACAACAAAAGAACCAGCTGGAACAGTCATAGATTTAGACACAGAAGAAAGTAGTGGATATTATTTAAAATGGCTGAATAACAGAATGACACCAGGCACTATAATGACATTAAACGTTGGAGAGAGGAATATAGCCTCTCACGACGCAAGTCCTCAAACAGTTCCTTTGATACAAATTATAAGTAAAAACAACGCTGTTGATAAAACGAACACTAGTGAAAATTTATATACAAAATATAAAATGGAAAATATAACTTTCCAGTTTGAGCAGAAAGGTCCTCCAGAACAGAAAGATGGTAAGTGGAAGTGGGGAAGAGGCGACAACACTCGATTTATTTTATATAAAGATCAAAAAGGCTCTTGGCAAATCAAAAAATTATTATAGGAATCAACATCATGACATCATACAACGGAACAAACAAAACCAAAAGCTCTTATGTTGCTTATTATAACAGAACTCATTATAAGAACGATGTTTATAAAGAAGGTCCCCTTGGTCCAAAGATGTCCAAGGACTTTAACTTTGCTGAAAATCATTTATACGGTGTTGTTGATATGGACTTTGATGCCATAGAACCCAACGAAGACCTACTGGTACCTCTTGATCCTAAATTGGCAATACAAGGCTTTCACAGAGTCATGCCATGGTGTAATGCCATGCTCCGAGACTTAAAGAATATATTAGACAAGGCTTCCTTTGCTAACTGTGCAACGAACAACCCTTTTATAAATAATTTGACAGTGTATAGATCATACGAATCTCCTAAAAACGCTTACGCAAAATACTTAAAACAAACAATACAGGAATTCATTGACACCGCTCTTGTGCCAACAGACACAAATTTAGGTCAACATTTTCCCATTACCAGTATAACACATTTTGAGTCATTTGTCAAACAATTTATTAATTTTTGTTCATATCAAAAAAAGAAACAACCCTTAACTTATTCAACATGGATGGTCTCTAGAAAATCATCAATATATAATTCTGGGTGTGCCGCTTCCCTATCAAACTTAAAGTACTCTGAGGATTCTCCAAAATGGAATGAAATAATAAGCACTCCTGAATTTCAATATTACAAAAATATCATAAAACAAATTGGTCTTGTTTTTGATTTTAACAACCCTATGGTGGTAACTCCTGATTATGGATCTCCTTCTATACAGCCTTATCTTACCGGCTATAGTAGTACGAATTTACAATCTTTGTTTAATATTTATTTTAATAAATGTTATAATAAAGATATTAATATATTATATAATATTATAAAGAATAAATATAACTTATTTGTTAATAGTAATGAATACCAAATAGTATTTGATGAAAATTGTATAAAAACTAGTTGGCATTTTTATAAAAGAGAAACAATAACTGATAATCCTATTGAGGATGAATTAAAATATTATTTAGAATTAAAGTGTTTAGAATGGGGTATAGAAGGGAATAATAAAAAAACTCTTATTTTTCAAACAAAAAACTTAGAGAAAATACTTGACAAACAATCAGCTTTGAGTTATATTAATGAAGTGACAAAAAGAATTATGTTAAATCAACCGTTTGGCTTTAAAGATTTAGCAAATAAATTCAGACAAACGCAGCAAAAGAAAATCGGAGGTTCTAATGCTCAAAACTCAACAGGAACAAACACAACAACCCCAGGTGTTTCAGGTTATTGACGACAAAAAAGAATGCAGGGGATACTTTGCTGATGGTAGACTAAGACTTAGAGACTTACCTGATAGCCTTACAGCAACATGGGACTGGTCAGAACTGATTCAAGACCGAGATATCACCTTAGCCAAAATAATTGCACAAGGAAAAACAATTCAAGATGCTTGCCCAGAACATTTAAAAGAAAGACTGGAGGCAAGGGAAAGAAAAATAAAATCACACCTTAAGTCTTTCATATCTGCCAAAGTAAACCTATCAGATGTTTGCTTTTATAACCTTATACCCGAGAGAGATATTGAACATTACTACAATCTTCTCAATGAAATAACAGAGTGGACAATTAATAACAATCCAAAACCTCAAAACTATCGTTTAATACACAATATCAATATAATGTGCAAAGAAATTGCTCGACAAGAGATAAGATTTAATAAAGGTAAATGGAGAAACCATGCCAAAACAGATCAAAAAGCAATGTATCTTGTTAAGTCTCATTGGGAAGGCAAGTCTTTTGTTGATTACAACCCTTGGGGAACCGTTACTGGTCGCTTGGGGCTCAACCAAGGGTCTTTCCCTATCCTTAACCTTAAAACCTCACTAAAGGACATTATAGAGCCTAAGTGGGATTGCTTCGTGGAACTTGACTTTAATGGTGCCGAGTTAAGAACCCTACTACACCTGTCCGGGCACCCACAACCCACAGGAGATATCCATGATTGGAATCAAACTAACATTTTTAGTAATTCTATTGAACGAGCTGATGCTAAGAAGAAGATTTTCGCATGGCTCTATAACCCAACTTCAACAGCAGTTGACACTGACTACTATGATAAGTCAAAGGTCTTGGAGAAACATTATGAGGAGGGAGTTGTCACTACTCCGTTTGGAAGAACAATACCTTCAGATGGTTTCCATGCACTTAACTACCTTATCCAATCTACATCTTCAGACAATTTCCTTGACAGAGCCTGTGCTATTCACAGATACTGCAAACGACTCAAAACAAACGTAGCATTCCTTGTGCATGATTCAATTGTTCTTGATGTTCCACTTGATGAGAAGAATAGAATAAAAGAAATTGTTGAGATCTTCGAGAACACCAAACTTGGAAAGTTCAAAGTCAATATCAACGTTGGAAAAAACCTTGGAGAATTAAAATGAAAAAATGTTTTGAATGTGGAGTAACAGAAGACTTACATGAACACCATGTTGTTCCAAGATCTAAAGGTGGTACCAAAACTATTACACTTTGTTATCAATGCCACATGAAAGCTCATGGAAGAGATGGAAAAGGATTGCATCATTCTAGATTAGTTCAAGAAGGATTAAATAGAGCTAAAGAACGAGGTGTTAAGCTTGGTAACCCAAACCTTAAAAAAGTAAGGAAAAAGGCTCACAAGGCACGTAAAGAGCAAGGTGATGAAACAGCCAAACAATATATTGAAAAAATTGAAGAAGCTAAAAAGTCAATCCAATCACAGGGTAAAAAACCTTCACTACAGAGAATAGCAGATTGGCTCAACGCACAGGAAATCACTACCCCCAAGGGAGGTAAATGGTATCCTACTTCTGTAAAGAATATTGTTGACAGAGCGAAGGAACTTGGATTAGGAGAATTAAAATGATAACAATTGGACTTGGAAACGCAGGAATCCACATATGTCGTAAGCTCTCAAATTTGGGCAAACACAAGACGATAGAATTACACGGCGGCAAAGGGTTACCGGAATGTCAAACGCATGAAGAATACGAAGCTAGCGTCCCTAAACTAGGAAATAAGCTACGACTTGGAAAAGACCAAGACATTTGGTTGATTGTTTGTGGAGCAGCAAGAGTTTCTGGTGCTACCTTGGCAATTTTAGAACAAATCAAAGACCGCGAGGTTAAAGTAATGTACATCGTCCCTGATCCTTTTTTCATGTCGGCAACTCAAAAGAAACAACACAGAGTTGTTTATAATGTTCTACAAGAATATGCAAGGTCTGGAATGATACACTCTTTAGTGCTGGTTTCTAATAAAGAGACAACAATAATCGTGGGCGAAGGCTCTCTTGGCTCTTACTACGATAATGTAAATTCAGCCATTGCTAATTTTCTTGCAAACTATAACTGGTTCAAAAATAGTGACCCAATTATGGGAAACCTACATGAGCCAAAAGAAATATCAAGAATTTGCACTGTGTCAATCGGTGAAATTGAAGAAAATCAAGAAAAATTATATTTTTTACTTGACAACATAACAGAATCATGTTATTATTATAGTATAAGTTCTGAGGACAAAGAAAATGATAACAAACTTCTTTCAAGAATCAGATCTTATTTAGAAACAAAAGAACAAACAACTTTTGGAATTTGGGAAAACGCATCTGACCGTTCGTTTTTCTATTCTATAAAATTTACACACTACATTCAAGAATAAAAATAAAAAAAAATACTTGACAAACTTTTAAAACGTGTTATATTAAAAATACATTCAAACCAAGGAGGTAAACATGAGTGAAAAAGAACAATTAAAAAAGAATGAACGAGATCTTCGTTTAACTGCTTTTCATATGGCAAGAGAAATCTTAACAGAACAAACCCATATGTTAATTCAAACTGGAACTAAAACAACAGCTCCAACTACAGAGCAGATTCAAAGCGAAGCAGAAAAGATTTTAACTTTTTTAAAAAAATAACTTGACAAACTTAAATTAATGTGTTATAATATAAACACTTAAAACAAAAAGCTTCATTAAGCTTGCTCTTACATCGCCGAAAAAAAAATAAAAAAAATACTTGACAAAATGTTAAGAACATGTTATACTAATAACACGATGGTTGTTTCGAGATTCAACCGAAATTCAAATCTCAAAAAAAATTAATTAAGACAATCAAAATCTAGGAGGATATATGTCTACAAATAAATTCACACTCAATGCTAACGTTTACACCGGAAGCTTCACAAAGAAAGATGGAACTACAAGAACAATGCGCTTCTTGAAAGAAAATGCTGTTCCTAGCTCTCTTCGAGGTTCTGGAGTAAAACCACGTTACTTAGATACAAAGCATGAAGTAGTTTTTGATCTTGACCAAAATGGTTGGAGAGTTTTTAATCACAATACTGTAATTGAAAAGCCTTCATTTTCAAGACAAGAAGTAACTATCAACGGATAGTCTCTCTAAACACTAACTTTAAATAAAAAAAATATACGTAAGTTTTAATAACTTCCTCCGTGTTGTTTGTCAAGATAACCAACCTGAAAAAAAACTTGACCCTCTTTATCTTCCTATTACAAGGACTGTAAATGGAAGCGACATTGGTTGAGATACAAAGTATCTTTGCCTTAGACAGTTAAGTCAATAATAACAACATAGGAGTAAAAATTATGGCACTAAATCTAGAAGCGATGCGAGAAAAATTAAATGCATCAAAGAATGGTAACAAAAAATCTAATGATACCAAATGGAAACCTGAACAAGGTGACCAAACAATCAGAATTCTTCCAACAAAAGATGGTGACCCTTTTAAAGAATATCACTTTCATTATAATGTTGGTAAAAATCCTGGTATAATGTGTCCAAAGAGAAACTTTAATGAGGAATGTCCAATTTGTGACTTTGCTTCCTCTCTTTGGAAAGAAGGTGTGGAAAATAATGATGACACGGCTAAACGTGAAGCTAAGAAACTTTTTGTTCGAAAGCGATATTATTCTCCTATTTTGGTTCGAGGAAGAGAATCCGAAGGTGTTAAAATATGGGCTTACGGAAAGCAAGCTTACGAAACCCTTCTTGGTTATGTGTTAGATCCTGATTATGGTGATATCACAGATGTTGAGTCTGGTACTGACATTGTATTAAATTACGATAGACCCGGAACTCCTGGTTCTTTTCCTAAGACCACCCTTAAACCTCGTCGTCGTCCCTCTGTTCTCTGCGATGATGACATTGCGGACTGTGAAACTTTACTGGACTCAATTCCTGATATTGGCTCACAGTTTGATCGCAAAACAACAGCCGACGTTCAAGCTCTTTTGAACGAAGCTCTCTCTTCTGACTCTACTGGTGGTTCCTCCGAAACACACAAGTATGGTGGTGAGAAAGATGCTGTTGATGCAGCCTTCGACAAGCTCGTAGGTTAAGAGAGCCGGCTGCCCTCTCCGTTATGAGGGCACTTTTAATCAAATAAAGGAGACAAAATGATTAATTTATTTTTAATAACTTTTCTCGCATGTGGCGACGAAGAAGAAGATACTTCAAAACTAGAAGTTGAGAACCCTCAAGAAGAGGTTGTAGAAGAAGAGACAAGTGAAGAGTAGAGCCATAAGATGAGCTGAATGAAGACCAAAGGTTTTGGGAAGCTGACCTACAATAAAAAGCTTCCCACTTTCAACTACAAGGATAACAATGGGAAAAATAATACACATGGCAAAAGCCGGAAAGATCTCAATAGCAGATCTCAAAAAATCAATGAACAAGTCTATGGGCATCGAAGCAGCACACGATCTTAGAAAAGAGAATCCAACTGAAGTAAAGGAATGGATACCAACAGGATCTCGATGGCTCGACTCAATTATATGTAAAGGAAAGATGGCAGGTATTCCTGTTGGTAAAATATCAGAAATCGCTGGTCTGTCATCTGTAGGCAAGTCCTATCTCGCTGTTCAAATAGCAGTTCAAGCACAGAAGCAAGGAAAATATGTTGTTTATTTTGACGCAGAATCAGCAATAGACCCACAGTTTCTAAAAGACTCTGGGATTGATATGAACGGTGACTTTCTTTACGTCCAAGCAGTTTCTGTTGAGTTAGTCCTTAAAGGAATAGAAGATATGATGGATCAACATGGTCATCAACAACAATTTGTTTTTATTTGGGATTCCATCGCAGCAACTCCATCTGATAAAGACATTGAAGGTGACTTCAACCCTCAATCATCAATGGCAGTTAAACCAAGGATCTTCTCTAAAGCATTTCCAAAACTAACTATCCCTTTGGCTAATGGTCAACACACCTTGGTTCTTGTCAACCAACTTAAGACAAATATAACCAGTAACATCGCCGAAGCCCTGACTACACCTTTCATTGCACCCGGTGGTAAAGCAATTGAATATTTCAGTTCTCTTCGAATCTGGCTTACAGGTCGTAAATCCAAGGCCTCATTTGTTTTTGATGAATCAGGAAGACGAGTTGGCTCTGAAGTGAAAGCAAAGATTAAGAAGTCTCGCTTTGGAACACAAGATAGAATGGCAGTATTTCAAATTCGTTGGGGTGATAGAATTGGCATCATGGATGAAGAGTCTTGGCTTGAAGTAATCAAGCAATCATCAGCCTATCGTGTTGGTGGCGGATGGTGTTATGTTAAAGATGAGAAAGGAACAGAACAAAAGTTCCGCTCAAAAGAGTGGACTGAAAAACTTAAAGATGATAAGTTTAAAAAATTAATAATAAAAATTATGGATGAAGAATTAATAAAGAAATTTGAGTCAACTGGTTCTAATATAATACCAGATGACATAGATGATTAGTCATAAAAACTAAGCTCCTGTTGTTGGCCCCTAACATGTGTTAGGGGTTTTTTTTATTTACTTACTTGACAAAAAACACACAACGTGTTATAATAATATTATCGGAGGAAATATGGAATACATAAACTTATGGATTGCTTTTGCAATCGTATTTATAGGCCTCCCAGTGATTGGTTCAATTGCCATTCATTGGAGGCCAAATGGAAAATAAAAAATTATTAATAATTGATGGGCTTAATATGTTTCTTAGAAACTATATTGTTAACCCAGCACTAGCACCTGATGGGCATCCAATAGGCGGCTGTATAGGCTTTATAAAGAGCCTTCAAAAAGTCTGTGGTATGTTTACACCGGACGAGATTATAATTGCGTGGGATGGCCATTCTGGTTCCGCTAAACGCAAAGAAATGAACAAAGATTATAAGGCTGGAAGAAAACCTGTTAGGTTCAACAGACGTATGGTCGAGTTAAACGAATCAGAACAAAAAATTAATAAAGCAGAACAATATGTAAAACTCGTGGAGTACTTAAATGAAACACCTACAATTCAAATCGTTGTGGACTATGTGGAAGCCGATGATATTATCGCTTATGCTTGTGGACACGATAAATATAGAGAATGGGATAAATATATTGTCTCAAGCGACAGAGACTTTTTCCAGTTGCTCGGAGATGGAGTGTACCTGTACAGACCAATCCAGAAAAAACTGGTGGATAAGTCTAGTCTTATGGATGAACACGGTATTCATCCCAATAATTTTGCCCTTGCTAGAGCCATTGCAGGAGATAAGTCAGATAACTTACCAGGCATACCTCGGGCTGGGCTTAAAACAATTAAAAATCGTTTTCCTTTTATGGGCAACGAAGAAGTTCAAACTGTTGAATCGCTTGCAGAGTTTTGCAGAAACGTGGACAAACCGGTTAAACTTCATGAAAATATATTGTCTGGATTGGATCTTATAGAAAATAATTATGATATCATGCAACTGTACAAACCAGTAATGTCAGGAACATCGAGACAAAAAGTAGAATTTTCTTTAAATAATTTTGAACCTGAGTGGAATAAAATACAATTTCAAAAGTATTTGATGCGCGACGGACAGATAACAATCAATTTAGATAAATTGTTTTTAAACTTTAAACAAATTATTTCTTGACAATTTAGAGATAATAGGTTATACTTATAAAACATTCGGAGGATAATATGAATAAGGATAAAGACACTTTTGTCGGTTACGGCAAGAAGTTTCAAGAAAGCGTTGCTAGATTAATGATGGAGGATAGACCTTTTTGTGATCAAATAACAGAGATATTGGAGTTGGAATTTTTTGACTCCTCATATCTTAGAGCTTTTGTTGAAATAATTTTAGATTATAGGGAAAAGTATAATCAACACCCACACTTTGCCACTTTACACACAGAAATTAAAAAGGGCAATAGTAATTATGATGGTGCTGTCAATAAACAACTAAGGGACTTTTTAGTTAGAATACAATCAGATGATGTCAACGATAAGGCGTATATTAAAGATCAAGCCATTGACTTTTGCAAGAAACAATGTTTAAAGAAAGCTATACTTGAGTCTGCAAATTTGGTGAAGAAAGGAAACTATGACTCAATTACAAAGATAATCAACGAAGCTTTGTCAAAAGGTAATGATCAAAACTTTGGTCATGATTGGTTTATGGATGTGGATGAACGTTACGTTAAGAAGTCACGTAAGCCAATAACAACAGGTTGGCAACGCATAGACGAAATAACCAAAGGAGGTATCGGAGCTAAAGAACTAGCTGTTGTTATTGCCCCAACTGGTGCTGGTAAGTCAATGGTACTGGTTCATCTTGGAGCACAAGCTTTAATGCTAGGCAAGAAGGTTGTACATTATACTTTAGAGCTTGCTGATACTGTTGTTGGTATTCGGTACGACTCATGTCTTGCCAAAATTGATCTTCGAGATATTATGGACTCTAAAGATTTAGTAAAAGAAAAGATACAAGACGTATCAGGCAAACTAATTATCAAAGAATACCCAACCAAGTCTGCTTCAACTAAGTCCATAAAGAATCATCTAGAGAAGCTAAAAAAGCAAAATATCTTACCTGATATTGTCATTGTTGACTATGCTGATTTGCTTCGACCAATATCCCATGGAGCAGAAAAGAGGCACGACTTGGAAAGTATTTATGAAGAACTTAGAGGTATGGCAACTGAATTTGAATGTGCCTTTATTACAGCGTCTCAAACAAACCGTGGAGGTCTTAATGCTGAAGTTATCACAATGGAGTCCATATCAGAAGCTTTTAACAAGTGTTTTGTTGCTGACTTTATTTTTTCACTATCGAGAACTCCGCAAGATAAGCAAGCTAATTCGGGGCGTATATTTATTGCTAAGAACAGAAACGGACCAGATGGACTGGTCTTTCCTGCTGCAGTTGATTGGTCAACTGTATCAATAGATGTCTTAGAAAGAAGAGGTGATGAAGAACCTCCACAGTTGAACGCCAAAGAACAACTGTCAAATCTTCAAAAGTATTACACAAAACTATCAGGATCTAAATAACAATAAGGAGAATAGAATGGCTATAGAAAACAAAATACTATCGGATATAACAGTCCACATGAAATACGCTCGGTACATACCAGAGCTAGAGAGAAGAGAGAACTGGAACGAATTGGTTACTAGAAATAAAGAAATGCACTTTAAAAAATTTCCCAGTTTAAAAGAAACAATTAACTGGGCTTATGGTTATGTTTACAGAAAAGAAGTGTTACCTTCCATGAGAAGCATGCAATTTGGTGGCAAACCTATTGATGTATCACCCAACAGAATATTTAACTGTGCTTATGCTCCAATTGATCATATGAAAGTTTTTGGAGAGATAATGTTTCTTCTTCTTGGTGGAACTGGCGTAGGATACTCAGTTCAAAATCATCATGTTGAAAAACTACCTAACATAAAAAAACCAACTGGTAAAAGAACCAGACGTTTTCTTATTGGAGACTCTATTGAAGGATGGTCAGATTCTATCAATGCATTAATGAAGGCATACTTTACAGGAGGATCAAAATTGCGCTTTGACTTTTCAGATATTCGCCCAAAGGGTGCAAGATTAGTAACATCAGGTGGTAAAGCACCCGGACCACAACCACTAAAAGAGTGTCTTGTGAAAATCTCAGGGATTCTAGAGCAAAAAGAAAATGGAGACCAACTTACTACACTTGAAGTTCATGATATTATATGCCATGTTGCTGATGCTGTATTGGCTGGCGGTATCAGAAGGGCTGCTTTGATTTCGCTATTTTCTGCAACTGATGACGCCATGCTTGGAGCCAAAAGTGGTGCTTGGTGGGAGGAGAATCCCCAAAGAGGACGTGCAAATAATTCTGTAGTGGTAATGAGGCACCGTATTGACAAAGAGACTTTTTTAAGGCTTTGGGAGCGTGTAAAGGCATCTGGTGCCGGAGAACCTGGTTTTTATTTTACTAATGATAAAGACTATGGCTGTAATCCATGTTGCGAAATCTCTCTGAGACCATTTCAATTTTGTAATTTGACAGAGATCAATGTCTCTGATGTTGAAAACCAAGATGAATTGGATAACAGAGCCCAAGCAGCAGCTATCATAGGAACACTTCAAGCAGCTTACACTGATTTTCATTATCTTCGACCTGTCTGGAAGAGAAACACAGAGAAAGATTATTTAATTGGAGTCTCAATGACCGGTATAGCATCCGGAAAAGTTCTTGAATTAGATATGCCAAGAGCTGCAAACTGTGTAAAAGAGCTAAATGCACAAGTAGCGAAACAGATTGGAATAGGTCCTGCTTCTCGTTGCACAACTGTAAAACCAGCAGGAACAACAAGCTTGACTCTTGGAACAAGTTCTGGAATTCATGCGTGGCATAACGACTATTATCTACGTAGAATCCGCGTAGGTAAGGGCGAATCTATTTACACTTACCTTCAGGTGAACCACCCTGAATTAGTTGAGGACGAATATTTTAGACCTCACGATACTGCTGTAATCTCTGTGCCTCAAAAAGCCCCTGAAGGGTCAATTACGCGGCACGAATCAGCATTAGATTTACTTGAGAGAGTAAAGAAAGTCCATCTCGAATGGGTAAAGACAGGACATAGAAAAGGCCAAAACACTAATAATGTATCGGCCACTATTACTATCAAACCTGACGAGTGGCAAGAGGTTGGAGACTGGATGTGGAATAACAAACATAACTATAATGGTTTGTCCGTCTTACCCTATTCAGAACACTCTTACAAACAAGCTCCTTTTGAAGATTGCACCAAGGAAGATTATGAAGCCTTACTGCCTTCTTTAAAAGAAGTTGACTTGGACAAAGTTATCGAAATCGATGACAACACTAACCTTACAGGCGAACTGGCGTGTGCCGGCGGTGCTTGTGAAATTAACTAAATGGAGAAAACATGAAACAAAAACTAGAACAATTAATTGAAAGACTTCAAGCCATTCTTGAGGACATAGAAAAAGTGGATGAAAAGTCCTATGGTTACAAAGCAGCAGCTGTCCGTGCCAGAAAGACTCTTCATGAAGCCAGAGGTCAATTCCAAGAACTTCGCAAAGAAATTCAAGCTAAGAAAAACGAAGAGTAAAAAGTCTATTTTCTTGTTATTTACAAACCCTATGACTATTTATCATAGGGTTTTTTATTAGGAGAAATAAGATGAAGATCACAAACCAACAGTTACGACAAATAATTAAAGAAGAATTAGAAAATGTTCTTAATGAAACAAATGGCGATGATCAATATAAATCACCGTTGCTTAGAAACGTGCCAAAAGTTTCTGGTAGAAGATATGTTTCTGGTGAGTATGACCCAAGACAAATGCAAAAATATGGACAAGGTAAGTATCTTTATAAAGGCAATGATTTAAATGATGCGATTGATCAAAATCCAAGATTATCACCTGAAAATAAAGAAAAATTAAAAACTTTACTAAACAGCGATGAGGAAGGCTTTGTCCAAGCCAGAGAACTTTTGGACACACTAGACGTTCAAGACGCAATTTATAGCTCAGATAACGATCCTTTTGCACCAGGAAGAGATGGTTTTGAAGACGAGCCTTACATTCACAGAATCCACATGAGCCCATCAGAAAAAGAACGTTACGAAAGGTACGAGTTCATGGGTCAACGCGGACAAGAAATGATTAGAGATGAAGAAATGATGAAACAGTACGTAGGTGATAAAGGACCAAGAAAGCAGTTTCACTCTGAACTTGACCCAACACACCCTTCTCGCCGGTTTGGTTCTTTTAACATAGATTCCTCTGAAATTCCTAGAATAACAGATGAACAAATCGAACAAATGAAAAAAGAAAAAATAAGAAAATCGGTTCGTAAAGATTTAGATTATGAGAAAAGATTAAAAAAATGAAACTTACAAAACAAAAATTAGAACAATTTATAACAGAAGAATACAAAAGTATGAGTCGAAGAGTTTTTGACAAACGCAGACAAGATGCTGAAGACATGGTGAAGCCCTACAAAAACACAGACACATACATACAAGCAGCAGGTGATCGTGGAATGCAAATTGATAATCCTAAGAATCATGAGAAATTAGTCACACTTTACGGACAAGATCCAATTCATGCCACAGAACTAGCAGATGCGATTGATGAACCAATCTTTCTTAAACTCCCCAGAGGTGATTCGGAGTTTGAAGCACATGATATATATCAAAATCGGTTCCAACACTACTCTAAACTTCGTCCAGATCCATCATATGCACCAGTAGGAGGTTGGATTGAAATCTACCTTAATCAAGACGAAGATGGAAGTATTACCGACAAAATGTTGTCTGAGGACTGGTTTGTAAATTTCTACCCAACAGACTATAATGGTGTAAATGTTTTTAGTCCAAAATTATCAAAACAATTTTCTAACCCTCAAGATGCAATAGGTTACTATAACAAATACGCAGTGGAAAAGCACCCCAAAAGCAAACCATTGGCAAAACATATTGATGGTTTTAAACTACAACCATATAAAAAATAAATAAAACATTTGACAAACAATAGATAATGTGTTATAATATAATTATGCTGTTCGACTTATGGTGTTGAATAGAACTTGTGGCAACTCTTCTTTGCGTGACAAGTTTAATTTTATTGGAGGTTGTATGGAAGAAGATAAACAAACTTGCGCATTGTGCAAAAAAGTGGTCATTCCAACTTTCGATAATGAAAATCACTGCTCTGTTGAAATTACACATCACTATGGATCTCCAAAGGATGGAGATGTTTTATTATATGATGTCTGCATTGAGTGTGTTGAGAACATATTCAAAAATGCAATTCCATTAAGTAAAAAATCTATGTGGGATGATTGTGAAACGGATTTAGAAGAAAAACAAAACACAAAAGGAGAATAAATGTTTACACACGTTTACAATAGACACGTTCTTGTTGAACTTGTCGATGATGAAGAAGAAAAACAAGAGTCACTTATCGCTCTACCACAAGATTATAAGAAACAAGAGTCACCATACTTGGTGGTTAAAGTTCTTGACAAAGCACAGGACTGCAAGATTCTTGTCGAAGTCTGTGATCATGTTGTTGTTGAACGTAGAATGTTGATTGAAATTGAAATAAAGGGTGAAAAGAACTATTTAGTTTTAGAAAATTATATCTATGGGAGATTAGAAGATGAAACTGACTAAACAATTATTAAGAGAAATGATTCTTAGAGAAATGGCAACGTTTCAAAAAGCCAAAGATAAGATAGGAGCAGGGAAAACATTTGCTGTTTTCTCCACTTATCGTGGTGAAAGAAGTGCTAGACAAAATAGAGCTGTAGACCAACAGGTAAGAGAATTTCTTAATTCAACAGGATACCCTTATACGGTTGTTGAAGGTGGTTATAAAGAAACACCAAAGAACCCAGAAACAGGAGAGCCAACAGGCGAAGAATCTGTTTCACAAATTGAAAAATCTTATCTTGTTTTTGAAGATGAGACTAGGCCTGACGTTCCAAAAACAGACACGAGTCTATTTGATGTTGCCAACAAGGCTTGTGCTATGTCAGATCAAGAATCTTTTTCATATGGTTATTCTAGGACAATAGTAGAACCAACGGGTGAAGAACGTCAAGAACCTTTTATTGCAATCTATCCAACAGGTGCACCAGGACCCGGCGAAGATCATAGAATTAAAAAATCATGGGCAGGTCCATGGAACTCTTTAGATAAAATGATGAATGATACTGGTTATTATACTAAAGTTCGTGGTACAAAAGCAACATTTGCTGAGTCTATTCGCTCATTGAAACAACAAGTTAGAAATTCAAAATCAGAATTAGAAAAAAGGAATTTAAGATATCAGATTGAAGTTTTACTAGAACTACAAAGGACTAGGTAATGGAATATGATAAAACAGTATCCCTTTACAATGATGGTATCGGGTTTGTGTCTTATATTGAACATATGGGTAGTGATCTTACTATTGTCAACTCGGCAAGGGTCTCGTTTGGCGTGGAGAAAGATAAGCTTAATGATAGAGACAGAAAGCTTATCAATTATCTTATTAAACACAAACATACTTCAACTCTCGAGCACAATGTTATTACTTTCAAGTTTGTTGTGCCTTTGTTTGTTCGTTCTCAACACCACAGACATCGTACTTGGTCATACAATGAAATCTCAAGAAGATACACAGACAAAGACATCCAGTTCTATCTCCCAAGCGAATTCAGAACACAACATGAATCAAACAGACAAGCCTCAAACGCAGACGATCTACGAAACCCGTTAGCTTATAAAAACCTTTCTAAGCTCACTTGTGCAGAGCTACTTAAAAATAGAACCAAAGATTGCCTTGACACTTTTCAGGTTATGCTTGATGCTGGTGTTTGTAGAGAACAAGCAAGAATGATACTTCCACAAAACCTATACACAGAGTATTACGGAACAGTAAATTTAAATAATCTTTTAAAGTTTATTGATCTTAGGACACACGAAGGAGCACAATGGGAAATACAAAAAGTTGCTGAGGCTTGTCTGGATATAGCAACTGACCTTTGGCCTGAAACCGTGAATGCATACAGGAGAATTAGAAATGTCATATAAAAGAGTAGATAAGATATTTGAAAACTGGAGGAAAGAAGAGTTGCCTAGGATATATCATCCTGGAATTGAAGCACTAAACGAGGCTGTTAGTAGGAGAAACTTTATAAAAGGATTAGGGGCTCTAGGTCTTGTTGGTGGTGCCACATTGGCTTCATTAAAGAAAAATGTAACACCTGAAGATGTAAAACCAAAAGATACAAGAACTGAATTACAAAAATATCAAGATGAAATAAAGAAAAAAGGTGATTATAATTGGAGAAATAAAGAAGTAGAAGCGGCAAACTCACCAGAACTAGCAGACGGTATCATAAAAGATGGCTGGATGAAAGGCACATATAATCCAAAAATACCAATGAAAAGGATGATAAAGAAATATAAAGGTAGCTGGTACCAACTTAATCCCAAGATGGTTTACGTTCATCCCGGAGCACTAGAACCAGATGAAGTTTTGCCAACTACTGGATTAACCGTTGAACAACAAAAAGATTGGTATTACACCAAGGAGATTGTAAATTTACACAACAACCTATACAGCCCGCATGCTTGGCCTTACAACCCACCTTTTGATAATATACTTTATCTTTACAATGAGGAAGGGCAAATCTATTTACCACTTTCTTGGTCTGTTGCATTCGATGTGTGGCAACAAAAAATTTATGAGTTTTTGGACGACGTCGCAGAGAACGCATACGTTGAGAGAAATGGAAGATACGTTCAAGAAAGTGAGGAAGCTGTAAAAAAAGTAATTAGAAAATACCATATGGGTTCTAAGCAAGAAAGGATCTATATCTTAAAAGAATTTGAATTATCTCAAGGTGATGATTTTAAAATATCTGAATATCTTGAAGAAACGGCTAGAAGAATACAATCACCAAAACCAGATACTGGTTTGCAAGAATCCAAAAAACGGAGGAAAATATGGATAAAAAAATACAATTAATAATATACACAATGGTGTTTCTGTTCGCAGGAAGTTGTAGAAATGTAAAAAGATTAGACTTGCCAAGAATTTATTTTGATGGACACCCTAAAAAGTGCAAAGCATGTGACGAAATCCACTAAACCAATAACAAAGCCTCTTTTTTCCATCGGTGATCTGGTGAAGATTAGAGGCTTTGGTGTTGTTTTAGCTAAAAGTGAATTAGGGATAGTAGCAAAAGGTCCATACTCATACAAATCTGTTGAATCGTATCATGAACTGGTTTATTTTGAATGGTGGTGTTATGACATTTTAGTAGGCAAAGAACTAGTTAGAATGATGCCCGAGAACTTTTTATTAGAGGTAAAAATAGATGAAAATAAAGATTAAAAGGTTGCTAAAAGAAAACACACAAACTTACACACAAGACCAAATCGAAAAAGCTAGAATAGTTATTGCAAGATTGATAGACACTACGTTAACAAAACCAACACTTGACGTTAACACATTCGCTGACAGAAAAGATGAAATTGATAAAGATCGCTACACTTGGTTTAGAGATAATCCGGGCGAATACATAGACACTTATAGCGGCTATGATGAAGATGATGAAGAATACGATTACGATAAAGAGACAAAAAGCTATGGTCCTGTTAGAGATCCTAGAGAAACTAGCTTACTTTATTATCTTTACAAAGGTACTTATAAAAGAGACGGTAAGTGGCATATAGGAAACGGCAATAATATTGACACTGTTGTGAAGGAGATAAGATCCCGAGCTAATGCTTTTGTTGATGCGATAGGAGATTATCAAGTATTGATTGATGTTTTCTTTTCTGACTTTACGAATGTTAAAAAAGGAATCGATAGTCATGTTTCATCACAAACCCAACCTTCCTTAGTTTCATCCTTTATGTCAAAGGGAGCCCCTGGTGACTTTAAAAGACTACAGTTTGCAAAATTCAGAAGCGGTGCTCTATTTGGAACATCAAACACACAAGGAATCGAAGGAACCAGAGATCACATGTACAAAGGGTCAAGAGAATTTAATAATATCCCTGATGAACACAAGCCTTATTTTTTATTTGATTATATTTGGGATGCATGCTACAACCTTGCCCAAGCAGATGGTCTTAAACAAAAAAACAATGTTACATCTTTAGATGGTAGCACCTTCGCTATAAACTATCTCAATGGCTTAACAAAATCAGAAGAAAGAGGTAGACAGCACGGTCACGCACCTCATGTAAAAGCAATATCCAAAGCACCAGCTGCTGGAAGAGTTAATTTGATGATGCCTTTCTATCTTCAAGCATTCATAAACTCAAGTGAAAGAATGGACCCCTATGAAAAACCAGTAGATGAAATGACAGACTCAGAAATTAATGAAAACTTTTCTGCTCCTTTTAATCAAGACTTAGACAGAACCAAAGAGGCTCTAAAGATGGGTGCTTATCCGGGTAACATGATAAATATCTTAAGAGTAGCAGACTCTATACCTGAATTTTTATTGGACAAGTATGAAAGAAAAATTAATAGATCCATCAAGGGAATGGAAATGGCAGGCTTTCTAGATGAACAAGGCGAGTTCACAGATATGGTAAAAGATAAAGATGCTGGTGAACTTACTGCTATCAAGCAAGGTAAGGTTAGCTCTCTTTTCAAAGAAAACAAAGTGATCAAAGTAAAAATATTGGGGGGTAAGTGAACGAGTTTAATTTTGATGAATTAGTTCTTGGTGGCTCGTTGACTGCCTTATTGTATGCATACAAAAAAAACTTGCCAATCTTAATAGATGTCGCACACGTACCATTTGTTCTTGATAAAGTTCCCTCTCATTGGGACCTGTCTTTTATTGGTTTTAAAAAAGGTGGCGAACATAAAAAATCACAAGCTTGGGATCGTCTTTCGTTTCTATTAGCAATGGCAGGGTTAATCTTGTTTCCCAACAACATCCAATCTTTTCGATTAGACGAAGATCATATCAATATAATTGGTCTGGACAATAAAAAGATGATTGTGAAGTACAACAAACTTATTGAATTTGACAGAGAAACTAAAGATTATCTCATGGTTTGTGATTGGTTTGCAGTGCACTCAGGTACGCGACATGATTGGGAAATAATACCAAGCCCAGATGAAGACCTATGTCACCTTCTCCTATTCCACCGGTCAACAAGACCTCGAACTAGATCTGATGTTAAGGATGTGTGTGCCGTTTCCAGAGTTGAAAAAGGGCTTCTTAATAATATTGAGTGGTCACCAGCCTACTCAAGAATGAAGACACTTCAAACAATGAAGCAAGTGGGCATAAGAGGTAGAGCTAACGGCTACAATAGAAAAGGTGTAACACTTCATTACGCCATATCAATTGAGCATATGTATCGAGAAGTGTTTGAGGAACAAAACAACCAATTATCAATTGAAGAAATCTTGTCATGGAATGATAAAAAAGGAACAAATTTATGGAATTTGACACAAAAAATGTTAATGGTGCATCTTTCCACCTTGCAGGAATAGTTCCTTGTGGTGGACAGCCTCTTGACTTTGGCATGGAATGGCCTGATTTCATGATGCCTATAGCTCCTAACTACACAATGATTGAAGCAGCTATTATGGAATGTGCTTGGGCAGGTTGTGAGACTATATGGGTTTGTTTGTATGAAGACACAGCACCACTAGTGAGACATCGTATTGGTGATTTTGTACAAGATCCTGTTTGGGCATGGAGGTCAAAAGACCCACAACCAACAGCAAAACAAAAAAGAATTCCTATTTTTTATGTACCAGTGCACCCAAAGAACAGATTCAGAAGAGATTGTTTATCTTGGTCGGTCATTGAAGGAGCATTGTCAGCATTTAAAGTGTCAGCTACAGTATCAAAGTGGATTTATCCAAACAAGTATTGGGTGTCGTTTCCTTATGGATACTTTGACCCCCAGTTGTTACGAGAGCACCGCCTAAAAATTTCCTCCACCAAAAATTTTCTTATCACACATAAAGGGCAATCACCGGAGCAAGGTGTTCATACTAGCTTTTCTTTTGGTAAAGATGAATTTGTGAGGTTCCGAAAACAAATCCGCAAAGGAACAGGGCATTTTGCAAACGAGGTAGACCACCGTGGTTTACCAAACAAAAAACTACCAATTGAAGAAAGATATTCAGCACGTTGGTTTGACTTAGAAAGTGTTTTTGTGGATTTAGAAGCAGAAAATCAAATAGATATTGATGAATTTTATGATTTATCTTCTTGGGAGAAATATAGAAACTATTTATGTTCTGATTTAGCTTTAAAAACAACCAGACCACCGGAATGGTTAATGAAGTTTAAAGAATTTGGATCAATCGCACTTGACAGAATGGATTAAATGTGTTATAATGAATAGTATAAAAATAAAAAGGTACAAAAAGCACATTATGGAACTAAAGTTTTTAAGATCAGAGTTATCATATCAAGAAGAAGTTTTGAGCATAGCGCATCAAGATTTTGAGATCTGGCACAGAGAATGGTGCCAAAATAACGATATCGATTTAACAGAACTAAATCAAAAACACGAAAGTCGTGTTTCAAAATTTATATCACAGCCAATTTTTCCAGATTTGGAATTTGATGAAGCCGGTATTTTAGTATTGAACAAAGAAGAGCAAGCACAAGAAAAACAAAAATTTCAAAAATTATTTAAACAAGTTGCTTTAGCGACTCACCCAGATAAACATAAAGGCACCACATTAGATTTCAAAGCTGCATCGGCGGCCTTTGAAAGTGGAGACTGGGCTATGCTACTACAAATTGCTGAACAATATGGCATTATGCCACAAGATTTGTCAGAAGTGCTACCCGTTATGAAAGAAGAGGCTAAAAGATTAAGAAAAACCATCAAGGACAACAAAGAAACTTATTCTTGGAAACTTCATGAGTGCGAAACAGAACAGTGCAAGGAAAACCTTGTAAAACAATTTTTAAAACAATTATTTAATTTGGAGTTATAATGTTATTATCATTACTATTGTGGGCATGCGATTCAGATGTGTCAATTATAAAAAGACTAGAAGAAGAAACAGGACAGTCAATTGGTGTTGGCGAACCAGGACAACCCGTTGCTATCGTTGGTCAACCATCAACCGAACAAGATACCGATCAAGTCGCCGAACAAGACAGATCAGGAGTTACAGGGTTATCAACAATGTATCTTCGACAAGTTGCATGCCCTGCCTGTATGGGAGAGACTCAAGAACTAACTGTTGAGTATGAACTACAAGTGCACCAACCCATTTCAGATTCATGGAATTCTTGGATGTTAGCTGATGGTGAATGCACACAGTTTTTATATCAAGGTGTGCCATCTACACAACCAATACAGGTTGGACAAACTGTTCAAATAACGAGCCAAAATCACCAATTTGACGCTTATCAAAGCGGAGCGGGTGTTTATGTCTCTCAAAGCATTTGGGAGTCTCATTTACAAAGAAACACGAATTACATGGTGCAAACAAGTGAAGGCTCGTTCCAATTCACAACCGTTGAGGGGTTTGATTATATTGAGCCTTACACAATGCTTTGGGTTGACCCTTCTTATGCTTTTGAAGCCGCTGTTCGAAGAACAGGATTTACTGTAACTTGGGCACCTGCTCGGCAAAGCAGCAGAATGATGATAACTTTAGGCATTTATTCATCCGATGGATCATCTTTGTTGGGTCAAGTATCTTGCTTTGGACCAGACAATGGTGCAATGTTTATTCCTGCTCAATATCTTAATTATCCCACATGGTCATTGGTCGCAATACACATTGAGCGCTTTGAAACTGATATTGTCGAGACTAGTATCAACAACTCCTATATGGAGACTTTACAAATTTGGGAAGTGGTGGGCACTGGGCACATCGAGTAACTATTTATTAACCAGACTAGGGAGGAATTATGTCATGGAAAAAACAAAAATCGCAGATTATGCGTGGAAAGGCTTTACTGTATTATTATCTATCATTATTGTGCCTTGTTTTGTGTGGATTTGGGACTCAGAAATGAGACTTGGAGCCTTGGAATACAAGATGGACGATGCTAACAAATCGTTAGAAAAAATTGTTGCTCACATGGACAACCAAAACGGCTCAGCTTCTGTTGACCGTCAAGTTCAATTTAAATTAATGGAAGACAGATTGAAGCAACTTGAAAAAAATCAAGAAAGGTTGGAGAAGGAAGTTCTCCATTATGCAAAAAAATTCATTCAAAAAGGAGAATAAAATGAAAAATTGTGAAAAATGTAATTATTGTGAGAAGTGCTGCTCATGTGAATGTTGTGGCTAGTAGCAAGTGTCCATATTGTGAATGTGACCCTTGTGATTGTGATTGGGGATTAAATGAACTGTTTAAAACTTGGAACACTAGTGTATATAAGACACTGGTCAACGGACTGTCTAGCAGTAATAATATCCCCACCCTCGATGATTTGCGATTACCAGCATTTGACAGTGTTTATAATTCACTTGGGACTGGTGTATCAAACGGATACCAGAAACATTATCCGTCTACTATCGTAGATAGGTCTATTTATAAAATTGGAGACTTGGTTAATTGGCACCCTTTTTGGGGTGTTTGTGACTTTGATAAACCTTGGCTTATCAAAGAGGTGCTTTCGAGTGATCCCCTAGATTGCTCTTATCACGACTATGAAATAACAGATGGTTTTGAAAATCATCTTGTAACGTTTAATGAACTTAAAAAATTGGAGAAAAAGTGAATAAATATAAAAACGATTATGTGTGGACTGAGAAGATGTGCCATCACATAGACAGTGAATACGAATTAGAATGTATCAGTCTCTATAGAAATTGCTATGATTATTCACCCGAGAGCCATTATGATGAAATTATGGCTTTTGTTACAAAAGCATTTCTTGACAGAAATAGACAACTAGGAATAGAAGAACGAAGATACATCGTTCAAGTAAAGATGAAATGGGGTTTCCTTACTATTTATTATGATGGGGGTAAAGACCCTTATCTAGATGAAATTATCAATACTGCGTCTAATATGGCACAACAAACAAAAACCAAATTAGATAAAATGTATGGTAGAGGGGGATGGAGACGTCGAACAATACTTTCACCAAATAAAAGTTGACAAGCTTCCGAAAAACAGAAGACCTAAGTTCCAAGTTGGAGATTTGGTCGAAATTTGTTTTAAATCAGAAGATGGCCCTGCTTCGTATAAGATGAAAGGGGACTATGGTTTGGTTTGTGAAGTTATGTTTTATCAATGTAAAGACTATGGTGTTGACTACCCTGTTGATGAAAGAGAACAATATTACATAATTGAATACAAGCTATTGATTTCAAAAAAAAATAACAAATATAGGTATATTACCGAACAGAATTTAAGGAGAGTTAGTAATGATTAACAGTTTATGGAAAAAGGTTTGTGATAACAGTGGTGTTACGCCACAATGGGAGTATAACAATTGCTTAAATGAAATTCAAGAATTAGATAGAAGAATAAGTAATTCCAAAGAATACATTCATGAATTAGAAAACAACATGTTAGAACAAGGAATACGATTAGGGTCTAAAAATTTTGTTTGCAAGAACATTGAAAAAAATATATTAAGACACAAGCAAAGTATAGACATGTACAAAGCAGAAAAAGAAATTTTAATTTCTAAGCTAAGTAAAATGAAATTAGAGTTTTAAGGAGAGCTATGTTATTGTTTTTATTTAATTTGGCTTTTGGCACTACAGTTTATGCTCCAATGGAAACACAATTGGAAACAACTGTGGTTCATTTTTTTATTGACAAAGATTTTCACGCAAGAAAAAAAGACATGCTGGTTATTAATTGGGCTGATTGTGAAGGCATGGGTAATCGAGAGTGTGCCATGATGAAAGGCTATTGGTACCTCGACACAATTGTGTTCGAAGGAGAAGATACTTATCAAGTCAATATATTTCTTTATGATGATAAGTCTAGGATTGTATCACAGACAATTATCCACAAAAGATATAAAATTGAAAAGATTCCACAAAAAACAACAGTTAAAGGTACCAAGGTTGAGCGTGGCACAATCGCACCATTTAAGACGGAGATTGAAAAACCACCAATTTTAATAAAAAAGAAACCAGAAATCACAGCTAGAGAGATTGAACAAGCTGTTATCAAACTACTTATTAACATTAAGGAGTATGAAGAATGAAGCTTACAAAACAAAAACTAGAACAATTAATAATGGAAGAATACAAAAGTATGAACCGAAGAATCTTTGATAAACGAAAACAACATCCAGATGGACTTGTAAGAGCATTTGGTGATGAAGACCAACCAATAAACCGACCAGAATATCATGACAGACTAACAACCCTTGCCGGTGATGATTTCAATCAAGCAAAAAGTTTAGCTGATTCTATGGATGAACCTCTTGATATAAAGGTTGACCCAAATAACATGAAAACAATACAACCACACAAACGAAACATAGATCAGGAGTTTGATGATAACCACATGCTTCATTTCGATTTTATTTTGGATGGAGGTGCAAGTGCATTTGAAGAAGAACCAGATATCGGAGAAGTGGCTGAGTTTGCAGAAAGAAAAGGACTTGATCCTCAAGAAACATATGACAAAATTATGGGCAATTATAGAAAATTGATGATGGGCATGAACGTAAACGCACCAAAATCAGACTATGTGAGAAATAAAGAATTTAAAAAACAACTAGAAAAACAATTTGGTGCTGATCTACGAACATATAAAGAAAAATACGGAGAATAAAATGAAATTAACAAAGCAAAAACTTGAACAATTAATAATGGAAGAATACAAAAGTATGAACCAAAGAGTCTTTGACAAACGAAGAGAGTATCCTATTGGGCTTGTAAGAGCATTTGGTGATGAAGACCAACCAATAAACCGACCAGAATTTCATGATAAGCTTACCACAATCGGTTCATCACCGGGCGGTCTTAGTCAAGCAATAGAATTAGCTGATTCTATAGGTGAACCTCTTGATATAGAGGCTAACCCAGCCAATATGCAAACACTTGATATTGACGGCCCAATGAGAAAACACTTTGATAGTCCTGAGTATGATCTTCACTATGAATTTCTTATGGACGGCAGAGGATCATCGTTTTTAGAAGAACCAGACATAGGTGAGATTTATGATTTTGCTCGAGAGAGAGGTCTTAATCGTTATGACACCAGAGAGAAAATTATGAAAAGTCATGAAACTATTCTTCAAAATGAATATGTAAGACATGGTGTATTCGACCCAGATGAAGAAGTAAAAAAGGTTTTTCCAAAAGCTGGTTTCGGAATTAAATAAATATTAAATAAAAATACTTGACAAATCTTTCGAAGCGTGTTATGTTATTAACATCAATAAATAACGGAGGATTTATGACTAATTACAACTTGGGTTACGCATGCATTAACAAAGGTTTCTCGGAGAGACCAAAGAAGCAACGCATAACCACCAACCGAAGCATGATCAAGCGAACATTCAAAGAGAAAGGTTTGCCTTATGCTTCCGAACTTGCACTTCTTAACTCAAAAGATTTGCTTACAATTATGAAGTGGAACAAGGAAAACAATATTCACTTCTACAGAATGTCCTCGGATCTCATTCCTTGGGCTTCTGAATATCAACTAACCGAATTACCAGACTATGATGCAATTGCTGAAGCTCTATATGAAGTTGGTTTATTCGCTGCGGAAAACAACATCCGTGTCACAACTCACCCCGGACCTTTCAACAAGTTGACCAGTCCAAAAGAATCTGTAATACTAAATACTATTAGGGACTTGGAGATTCATGGTGAGATCTTTGACCTAATGTGTCTACCTAGAACACCTTATGCTAAAATTAACATCCATGTAGGAGCTGCTTATGATGATAAACCTATGGCCCTTGATAACTTTTGCAAGAATTTTCAAAGATTATCAGAAGCCGTCAGAACAAGACTAACAGTCGAAAACGATGATAAACCATCGTTGTACACCACAGAGGAGTTATACAATGATATCTATAAACGTATTGATATCCCTGTGGTGTTCGACTATCATCATCACGATTTGCACTCTGGAGGACTCTCCGAAAGAGAAGCCCTCGACATGGCTTTTGCTACTTGGCCTGTGGATGTGCGTCCTGTGGTCCACTACTCTGAATCAAGATCTGATGAACACAATGACCCTAAAATAAAACCACAAGCACATTCAGATTCTTATGTCCGTGCCATCAATACTTATGGTCTACCAATGGACATTATGCTTGAAGCAAAACACAAAGAGCTTGCATTATTCAAAATGCGTGAACTAATGCAAGAACAATAAATTAACAAAAACCACTTGACAAACAAGTGGTTTTATGTTACAATATATAAAACAATTGGAGGAAATATGATTGAAATTAATGAAAAGCAAGCTAATCTTGCTAACTTATCCGGAAAAGGTGGTAAAGAATACCTTCTAAAGAAAGTGTTCACAGTTGAAGGTTTAGAGTGTAAACCTGAAAGCAAGCCTTTGTATGACTTTTTACAAGGCAAAAGAAAGTTAGAATTTAAAAAACAAGGAAACACACAGTGGTTTGATATTGGTAAGTATCATAATCTTACTCAAGAAGATAAGAACATTGATATGGTGTTTGTTGTAACAAGCAAAGGTAAAACTGATAAAATACCAACTGGTGAAATACTATATATTGCAACTATGAAACTAGGAACTATGATACACTTACTCTTAAATAACGCTAAATATAGTGTTTTAGGATGGACTAAAGAAAATTTTAAAACTTGCTATGAGCAAAAAATTAAATACCCTACACAACAAGCTAAAGTAAAGTTAGATATAAGAGACTTTATCACCGAACCAGTACACAAAGAGTATAGAAAAATATTATTTATTAACAAAAAACTATTGGAGGAAAAATGAAAATAATTAATGCTTATAATAAAATGAAAAGATATAGGTTAGACAATCCTAACCTCTCCACCAAAGAAAGAGGAAAAAAGAACAAAGAAAATGCTAAACTTATTATGGAACAATTTGGTATCAAATCTGGCAAATTCGCAGAAACACTGTGCAGAGAAACGATAAAGCCAATATTTCCAAAATACACAAAAGGCAAAAGAATAGGAAACTTGCCATCCACTGTTATTAAACAATACTTTGATACGGATGGGTATATCCCTGAATTGGACATGTATATAGAGTGCAAAAACTACCAGTTTTATTCGTCGGGCACAGCAAATGAAAAGCTTTGGGGCTGGTTTCCAAAACTACAACACTATGATAAAGCTTGCATCTTAGTACTTTGTGGTGAACACGAGTTGTTATCATTTGATGAATGCAGTTCTATTGTGGGCATATATAAAAATAAAGAAGAATATAAGCAACACATATACTACAACATGATAAGAGAATTTGTACAAGAAAAAAAATTGTATGTAACAACTATTAGTAATTTAACTAAACTATTGGAGGAGCTAAAAAATGACTAAAACAATATTAAAATGGGCAGGAAACAAATCTAAGGTGATGCAAAAGATATCACCTTTTTTTGATTCTAATTGCAAAAGATATCTAGAGCCTTTTGCCGGTTCACTAGGTTCTTATTTACATTCTGGTGTGAACGTTAAAGACGTTTTCCTAAATGACTTAAATGCAGAAATAATCAATCTCTTTGAATGTGTTAGAGATGATTACAAAAAAGTTTGCACCCTTGCTAATAATATAGACAAGTCCAAAGAGAACTATTATATTATAAGGAACAAAGATAGAGAGAAAGATTGGTTAAGCACTAGTCGTTTCGAGAAAGCCGCTAGAACAGTTTATTTAAACAAAACTTGTTTTAATGGTTTATTTAGAATCAATAAGAGCGGTTTTTCAAATGTACCATTTGGCTCCGGTAGAAAAGGAGATGTTTTGCCTTTAAGTGAAGCAAAGGCTTTCTCAATAGCAATAAAGGACATTAATTTTTCTTGCATGGAATATTTAGATTTTCTACAAATAGCACAGCAAGGAGATTTGGTGTATCTAGATCCTCCTTATGTTGATACTAAAAACCCTAAAAAAGAATTTAACGGATATGTCGGAGGCTTTGGATGGACAGAACAGAAAGAACTAATAACAGAGTGTAAGAGACTGTATGGTCTAGGCTGCACAGTGATAGTCTCGAACTCACATTGCAATGAAACCCTAGAGCTTTATAAAGACTTTGATATAAATATAATCGAAGCACCAAGATACATTTCTTGCAAAAAAGATGGAAGAAAACCAGTAAAAGAAATTGTAGCAGTATTGAAATAAAATAAAAAACCCCTTGACAAACAAGGGGTTTTGTGTTATAATATATACATCAAAATATCTCGGAGGATAATAATGAAATTTGTAAACTTACACGCACATAGCGGTGTAGGCTCGCCCTTTGACGGGTTTGGCTATCCGCAAGAACATATGGACTTCGCATTCGAAAACGGATGCGAAGCTCTTGCACTTACTGATCATGGTAACATGAACGGCTTTGCTTATCAAGTTCTTCACGCAAAGAAGATGAAAAAGCAAGGTAAGAGTTTCAAGCCAATCTTTGGCGTTGAGGCTTACTTTATACCATCAGTTCCCAAATGGAAAGAACAGCTTGAGGAATTGAAGAAGGACAAAAAGAAAGCCAAGTCTATTAATGCTGATAGATCTGGCACCAACATTGAAGCAGAAGGAGAGTCTAAAGGAAAGTCAATGTCTGACATCAATCGAACTCGCCATTTGGTTCTAATTGCTATGAATCAAACAGGTCTTAACAATATATTCAAGATGGTCTCAGAGTCTTATCACGGAGACTATTACTATCGCAAACCACGTATTGACTATGCTTTATTACAGAAGTATGGAGAGGGTGTGATTGCACTTTCTGCTTGTCTTGGTGGTGTCTATGCTGGTTGCTACTGGCAGAACCGTGAGGAGTCTTCTGAGGCTGTTTTGAATTCTATGAGAGAAGTTACTGACAAGATGCTTTCTATATTTGGTGACCGTTGGTATCCTGAAGTTCAATGGAATGCAGTTCCCGAACAACACGAGCTGAACCAATATATTATTCAAATCGCTAAGGAATACGACATGACAATTGTGTCCACTGGTGACTCTCACTATCCAACTCCAACCGCTTGGAAAGACCGTGAGTTATACAAGCGACTTGGTTGGATTGGTAAAGGAAAGCCCGAATGGCTTGATATGAATCTTCCAACTTCTGTTCAAGAAATGGAATACGAATTGTATCCAAAGAACGGACAACAAATGTGGGAGTCTTACAAACAATATTCTGAAGAATGTGAACAACAGTATGATGACGATCTTATTCGCCAGTCTATTGAAGTGACTCACCACATTGCTATGGAACGTTGCGAAGACTTTCTTCCCGACACAACGGTAAGGCTTCCCGACTTTGTTGTCCCAGCTGGATACAACGAAGATGAATACCTTGAACGACTTGCTGGTAAAGGTTTATTCTCTATTCTTCAAAAAAGAGGTCTTACCCAAAAGCAAGGAAGAGCATCATCACCTATTTATTTATATGAGAAACGATTGAAACATGAGTTGCAAGTAATTGCGGATCGTGGTTTTTCAAAATACTTTCTCACAATGAAAGCAATCGCGGATAAAACAAATGAAGTACAATTATCGGGACCTGGTCGTGGTTCTGCGGCTGGTTCTCTTGTTGCTTATTGTTTGGGCATCACTCAAATTGATCCAATTAAGTACGGCCTTCTATTCTCACGTTTCCTCAGATCAGATGCGACTGATTATCCTGATATTGATTATGATGTATCCGATCCTATGGTTCTTAAGGACATTATGATTGATCAATGGGGTAGCTCAACTGTTGTGCCTATTTCCAATTGGAACACTTTGCAGCTTCGTTCCCTTATCAAGGACATATCTAAGTTCTATGAGATTCCTTTCATGGAGGTTAACTCTGTTACTGGTAAAATGATGGCAGAGGCAACACCACCTGCTAAGAAAAAACATGGCATCAAAGCTGGTGTTTATACTCCGACTTTTGATGAAGTTATTGAATTTTCCGAATCTCTTCAAAAGTTTTTCAAGAAGTATCCACATGTCAAAGAGCACGTTCAGGCTCTTCATGGGTCCTATCGTTCTTGTTCTAGACATGCCGGTGGTGTTGTTATTGGAGAGCAGCTAGATAGATACATGCCTTTGATATCATCCAAAGGTGTCCGACAAACTCCTTGGTCCGAAGGTCAAAATGTTAGACAGTTAGAACCTATGGGTTTCATTAAGTTCGATATACTTGGTTTGTCAACCTTGCGTATGATTGAAGATTGTATTACAAAGATACTTCGTAGACACCATGGTATTGAGAGCCCAACCTTTGCAGATGTTAAAGACTTTTATGACAAACATGTCCACCCAGACACAATTGATCTCAATGATCAAACCGTGTATGAAAATGTATTTCACAATGGTCAATGGGTCGGAGTTTTTCAATTCACAGAAGGTGGTGTACAAAAATTAGCAGAGAGAACTAAACCTACATCTATTGTAGACCTCTCTGCTATTACTTCTATCTATCGTCCCGGTCCTCTATCAGCTGGTGTTGACAAGGCTTATATAAAAGCAGTGCAAGATCCAGATGAGGTTGACTACTTAAACAATACGGTGCGTGATATTACTGAGGAAACTTATGGTTTCCTTATTTTCCAAGAACAAATTGCTAGACTGGCTCATGAGCTTGGAGATGGCATTACAATGGATGAAGCAAATCTTCTCCGTAAAATCTTAACAAAGAAAGGAACAGGTAAAGGACATGAAGTTAAAGACAAAATCCACAAGAAGTTCATCAGAGGCTGCGTACAAAAGGATATCGACAAGAGGTCTGCCCAAGAACTATGGCAAACCTTTGAATACTTTTCCGGTTATGGGTTTAACAAGTCTCACGCTGTTTCCTACTCTATTATTTCTTATCAATGCGCTTGGTTGTGCACCTACTACAAAGCCGAGTGGGTTGCATCATTCTTGGACAAAGAGCCTGAGTCTCGCAAGGAGAAAGCAATCAACCTTGCAAAGCAGCATGGATACAAAATCAAACCTCTAAACATCAACTATTCTGAGTCTACTTGGAAGATTGAAGGTGAGGATGTACTCATTGCACCTCTCACAGGTATCAAAGGCTTTGGTGATGCTGCTTTTGATCAGGTGATATGTAATCGCCCATTTAACACAATTGACGAATTATTGTTTCATGATGATGTTAAGTACTCAAAACTAAACAAGAAAGCCCTTGATGTTCTCTGTAGAGCTGGTGCATTAAATGATTTGATTGACGAACGGTTTACAGGTGACAAGCACTTTTGGTCTGCTGCTATTGTTGATCGTCCAAAAAATCGTAAGAAGTTTGATGATAATATCGAAAAGTATCGACCCGAAGGTTCCTTTACAGAAGACGAGAGGATAGGCTTCCTAGCAGATCTAACAGGTATTTTTCCTGTATCTCTTGTGATGTCTCAACATATTATGGACAAACTTGACTCCAAAGGCGTACCACCCATTTCTGAATATGATCCCGATTTGATGTTTTGTTGGGGTATTGTTCGCGAAGTTGTCAAGAAGAAGTCAAAGAATGGAAAGTTCTTTTACACAGTTAAGGTTGTTGATTCTAATTCTGTTGAAACTAAGATACGTTGTTGGGGCGTTGATCCTAACATTGACTCTCTTGCACTTAACAGACCTTATATGCTAAGACCAAAACATTCATTAGACTGGGGTTTCTCAACCTATGGGTCTCTAAACAAAACTTGGGCAATCTTAATATAGGAGGATAAATGATTGACTTACATATTCACCTCGATGGTTCAATAAGATCCACAACTCTTGAGGAACTATTCGAGGGCAACCTTCCTGATGTTAAATTCTATCCAAACATGGGAATACAAAAAGCTCTTGCTTCGTTTAGCACTACACTATCTGTTATGCAGGAGCTTGATAGAATCACAAGAATCACAGAAGAGCTATGTGATGACCTTACAAAGTTCGGCACCAGTAGAGCAGAGATTAGATTTGCTCCTCAATTACATTGTAATGGAGAAATAGAATCTGTTGTTGATGCTGCTGTTGCTGGTTTAAAACCAAGGTTTAATTTAATCCTTTGTGGTCTGTACGGTGAGCCACCAGAAGTTCTAGATGATTTAGTTAAAGCCGCAAAAACGCGTCCTAGAGTCGTTGGGATTGATTTGGCTGGTTCACCATTGGAAGAGCATAGATGGGGTCTTATGGACTATTCTCGTCCCTTTACCAAAGCATTAAGGATTGGTCTTGGCAGAACTGTTCATGCTGGAGAAGGAAGACCATCAAGTGAGATCAAAATAGCTATTGAGCATCTTCATGCTCAAAGAATTGGACACGGCTTGTCTGTTCTTGCAGATAGAGAACTGGTTGACCTAGTAAGACAAAAAAGGATTCACATAGAAGCTTGCCCAACATCTAATATTCATACAGGTTGTATTGAAAAGTTTGAGTTTCACCCGTTCAGAGAATGGATGAGACAACACATAAGGTTTTCTTTATGTTGTGATAATATGCTATTATCAAACACTTGGACTAGAAAAGAATATTTTCAAGCAAGACACTTTGGAGGCTTGTCCATCCCTCAGCAAAATCAAACACAAATTTGGGCAAAAGAAGCACTTTTTTCTTGACAAAAAAACTAAAGTGTGATATATTATATAATGTAAAATCAACTACGGAGGTCTTATGACAATTTTTACAATTAAAAACAGATTCAGCAATAGTGTTGTTTCTATTGACTGTTTTAACGAATTAAAAAAACAACACAGTAAAAGTCAAGCATCTTTTGACTGGGCAAAAAGAATTAACCCACAGCAAAGTGACTATGTTAATATATCAACTTTGCATATTGATGAGGAAACACAAAGGGACCCTTTTGACCCAGCAAGAGTCGTAAAACTTAAGCAAATGGTAAGTAACCCTTGCTCTATTAAATTTGGTAGAGTGGTGATAGCACAAAGACAATATGAAAATGACAACAGGTGGTTTATTATTGATGGTCAAGGTAGAACTCTCGCTGCTTATGCTATGGGAGAAAATGAGATATTATGTGATAAGGTAAAATTTAATTCTAAACAAGATGAAACTACTTACTTTTTAAGCCAAGGTAAAGGAAAACATGCAATAAAAGATTGGGAAAGACATTCGGTTGTGTTAAACCTACCACAAGATAAAGGCTACACCACAGCTGTAGATGTACAAAGAGTGATCGACACGACAGCTTTGGAATATAAAGCAGAAAAAATATCTGATTTAGATGCATCTGATGCTTATTCTGGCATTAGAGATAGCATTAGGCACAGTAACACATCCAAAGCCGGTTCTAGACAGTCTGAGATCACAATTGGTGTTATTAACTTGATGAAGAAGTTTGGTGGCTCATACAACTCAACCTCTCCTTTAAAGCTAAGGTCTGATTTGTTTTATCCATTGACCGAGTTTGTGCTTCGAACAGCACCAAAATCATCTGTTAAAGTTAGATTAAACAAGCTTGAACAACGATTAATCGCTCTGCAAAATAAATTAATATACCTTGATTTAGACACAATCGCAGCTCATCTAGATTTAGGAGCAGCTAAAAACGTTAAAGATAAGAAAGCAACTTGGAAAAAAATAAAAACTTGGAAATAAAAAAAAAGTCCCTTGACAAATTGTTGAGGGCATGTTATATTACAAATACACAATAACCAATAAGGAGGAAGTATGTGGAATGATGTAAAAGACAAAATCGTTATGGTTGCCGAATGGGATGATGACGATGTAGATAAAGATGAAGCTGGTCACATGATTGACTTTATCAAATCTATTAAAGAACTGAACGAGGCTATGCAACCGTTCAAAGATCAAATGAAGGATCTTAAGCAAAACTATAAAGAACAAGAATGGCTTGATGCTAAACAACAAAAGATGGCAATGAAGATCTATCGGATGATTGATGATGATGTAAACTTGGCAGAATTTGTTGACCTCTTTCAAACAGTTAACAAGATTGTTAAAAAGGATGGTGAATAATGACTAAAATAACAGCAGTTAATGGAACTTATTGGGTTTGGTTGGACCATTTACAAGCAATTCACAAAACAAATGATGGTATTGAACTGATTTTTGATTACCAAGAGTTTGCTTTAAAGGAGTGCGATCTGAATGTTAAAGACAATGAGCCTTTGCTAGAATTCTTAAAAACTAGGGATGTGGAATGGAACATCTAACCAACTGTCATGGCGAATGGAATGCTCTGTTCGCCTTGGCGACATCCCTTCCCCTTGTGGGAACTTACATAACTTATTATTGGAGGAAAAATGAAAGTAAATGTAATAAAGATAGGTGATTTAGTATATTACCCTCATAGTTCGAAAAGATTGGGCCTTGTACTTTCTCAAGGTTCGTTTCCGAAATCGTTCATAGTTGAGTTTTTTGATAACGGAAACAAAATAGATATACACCGCGAAGGTATAAGGAGGAAAGATGAAAGTAAAAGTAATGAAACTTGATGCTGGTGCAACAATTCCAAAGTATGCTAAACCTGGTGATGCTGGTATGGATTTGTACGCTGTGTCTCAAACATTTGACAAGCACGGAAATTATGTATACGGAACAGGGTTGGCCATGGAGATACCAAAAGGACATGTGGGATTAATTTTCCCACGTTCTTCTATCTCTAGAACTGCACATTATCTTAGAAACGCTGTTGGAGTTATTGACTCTGGTTATCGTGGAGAAATAATGTTTAAGTTTGCAATAAATACACACAATTCACCTGTGTACGAAGTGGGCGAGAGAATAGGGCAAATTATTATAATGCCCTATCCCGAAGTTGAATTTGAAGAAGCCTTTGAACTTTCAAAAACTGAAAGAGGAAAAGGTGGATATGGTTCAACAGGTACTAATTAATATATGTCTGAACATAAAAAGAAGAAAATTCAATTTACTGACACTGACATAAGACATGCACAACTTAAAATTAGGCTTGAGAGAGAAAATATCACTCAAGCCGACTTCTTTAGAGCGTGTGTCTCGGGAATGTCTGACAATGATAAAGATCTTATGAGCTTCATCAGAAGATACAAAAACGAAAACAACATTGGTCGCAAGCGAGACATCAAAATAACAAAACAAGAAGATGAACAAGCAGACGATTTGATGGCAAAATTTGGTATCAAAGATGATGAACTTGAGAATATCTTTGATTTAATTGCAGAAGAACACCCAGAATTGTGATTTTTATGTTTTTAAGACCTATTTATAGTGAAAAATAATTTATTTTAAAGGAGATTTTAAGTTATGCGCAAAAAATTATTATCTGAAGCCCAAGTTCGTCGTTTCCAGAGCTTGGCTAGTATTAAACCACTAAACGAAATGGACTCATCATATTCTCGTGATGATGAAGACAAAATGGAAGAGGCTTATGGTGATGAAGCTCACATGAAAGACGATGAACCTATGGAAGCTCTTTACGAAGAAGAGGACGAAGACATGGATCTTGACAAAGATGAAGACATGGGTGATGCCGATGTTGAGTTGGATGAAGAATTGGTAGATCAATTCATGGAAGCAGTCAAAACTATTGAACAAGTCGCTGATGCTCTTGGTGGAGCCGCAGGTGGTGATGATATGGATATGGGTGAAGATGACATGGATATGGATATGGGTGGAGATGATGCACCTATGGAACTTGATGCTGATGACGCTGGTGAAGAAAATGAAGAAGAAATGCTTCAAGAAGCACTTCGTGGAATTTCTTACGTTCCATCTCAAAAAGAAGTTGTTAAACTTGTTGCAAAACGAGTTGCTAAAAGACTTCAAGAAGCAAAACGTGCTGATGCTCGTCTAAAGAAGGCTTTAGGAAAAAAGTAATTAATTTTACTTGACAAAATTAATAAATGTGTTATATTATAAGGACAAGCTAATCACTTGTCCTTTATTTTTTAAAGAACTAACCAACGGAGGATTTATGAAGTTCACAAAGAAAAAAACCAAAAAAACTATTATCGACAATGATGATAAACAGAAACAAGGAGAGGACATCCCATCTGAAGAAGAGATGGAGCAAGCGAAAGAACTTATGGCAGCAATGATGGGCGGCCCACCTGAAGAAGAAATGCCTTCAACATTTATGTTGTATGGTGATGTTAACGAAGAACGAGCAGCAGATATTGTCTCAGCTTTGTTATTGCTCGGAGATAAAAAGCGCGTAGATAAAGCAAAGGAAAGACTTCCAGAAGGTGAAGAGCTTGATGATATAACATTCTATCTGTCAACCTATGGTGGCTCTGCTGATGATATGATGGCTATCTATGATATGATGCGTCTAACAAAAAAGAACCGTGACATTGAAACAATTGGCATGGGAAAGATCATGTCTGCTGGAACTCTTATTCTTGCCGGTGGCACAAGAGGTAAGCGTAAAATTATGAGAAACTGTCGTGTCATGATCCATGCTGTCTCTGCTGGTTCAATGGGAACCATTCATAACCTTGTTAATGAAATGGAAGAGATTCAAAATATTCAAGACTCTTACATAGCCGCTTTATGCAAGGAAACACTACTTACTAAGAGACAGTTAAAGAAGATGCTTGATCAAAAAGTCAATGTTTATCTAACTGCGGAGGAAGCTGTCGAATATGGATTAGCAGATGAGGTTATTTAAATGGACGCAGAATTTTACAATGAGTCCTCAGCACTAAAACTAGGATGGACACCCGATTGGTTCGGGTGTTCCTCTTTTGATGAGGAACTTACCGAAGCGATACGCAAGTATCAAAAATCAATAGGACTTAAAGCCGATGGACTTTGTGGACCTGGAACCTATCGAAGGGTCTGGACCGACAGAGAATCGGCTCTTCCTTTTTTACAGGAACAAGTACCTGAGCACAAGAATACCAGTATTATATACAACAATGATTATTATGATATTGATTGGCCAAAAGTTGTTCTTCCTTTTATGAAAGGTGGGATGAAACTAACTAAAGGCTACAAGAAAGTTGTGGAGAAAAGAACTCCAACAAACTTTGTATGCCACTGGGATGTATGTCTTAGTTCCAAATCATGCTTCAGAGTGCTTCAGAACAGAGGCTTGTCGGTTCACTTCCTTATAGACAACGATGGAACTATTTATCAGATTCTTGATATGAACCACATAGCTTATCATGCTGGTGGAACAAAGTGGAATACCAATTCTATTGGTGTGGAGATTGCAAACGCTTATTATCCTAAACACCAGAAATGGTACGTTAAGAATGGTTTTGGTGAGCGTCCGGTGTGGAAAGAGAAGAAAGTTCACGGAAGCTATCTAGAGCCATTTTTGGGCTTCTATGATGTACAATTGGAAGCTCTCAAGGCTTTGATGAAAGCTATTAACGAAGCAACAGGGATTCCTTTGGAAACGCCAAACTCCTCAACAACATCAGCACCTGCTGTTAGAGGACAATACAAAGGTTTTATCTCGCACTTCCATTTAAAGAAGAACAAAATAGATTGTGCCGGTTTGGACTTGAAACAACTAATTACAGACATAAAACAAGGAGAGTAAAGTGAGCATAAATGATTTAGATAAGTTGATTGAGGAATTACTACAAGAGTTTAAAATTACAATAAAAGACGATGGAAGTTATGATCCTAGTTTAACAACAGGACTAGGTGTTGGGCTAAAAGCATTTAAACCACAAAACAAAAAAGGTGTAGAACAATTTGCAGCGTTAGCACCAGAAACGGATGAAATAGATATAAAAGACTTTGATAAAGCTTTTCATAAAGACACTGATGCTAAATTTAAAACAGTGGCTCAAAATGTTTTAAAAAATACAAGAAAAGCGGATGTCTTTACTGCTATAAGCAGCCTAGATAAGAAAAAGCATGGCATTTCAGCAAAGGATTTGAAACAAACCCCAGGTTTTAAAGCTGCACAAAAACTAAAAAAAGCTGAAAAGGAAAAATTAGCTGCACAAAGAGCTAGAGAGGAAAAGAGATTAGCTGATGAAAGAGCTAAACAAGCGAAGACACAAGCCAGAGAACAACAAATTCTTAACAAAAAAGTTGGAGAATACAACGAATTATTACAAAATGCAAAAACATATAATCTTAATTTAACTGAATTAGAGGATGCTGTCTTACAAAGCTACTCCAGTGATAATATTCAGAAAATTACTAAATGGATCGCAACAAATAAACCAAAAGTAGACGATGCCAAAACTGCGTACACAACAGTTCAAAAGCAAAAAAAAGCTAAACAACAAGCAAAAAAACAATATCAAGAGACTTTGAATACTATTAAATTTACATCTGACAGTATTAACGCGAGATTTTCATCGGTAGACACAACAGACTCTATATCTATGAAGCTGTTAAACTTTCTCTTACAAGCAGACGAGGCATATTTTAATAATCTAAATTGGGAGAGGTGGTCCAAATTAACGAGTCCCGTCAGCAGCGCTAACACGTTTCTCAACACAGTAGGTAAAACTTTAACATCATCTAGCAACGAGGATCTTAAACAAAAAGCAAAATTACTTAGCTTTTTTTACTTAGTACCACTTTTAAACAAAACAAACTACAACAAAATACCAAATATAGAAGATGCTCATAAAGATGAGCTTATAAAATATGTTTTAAAAGAAAAAGCATCTGCTTTATTTGTGGGAAAATTAAAACCGATTAGTCTAAAAGATGCAGGCTTAAAAATAAAAGAACTTGAAACATCCGATACCATTAGTAAGGATGTGTTTTCCAACATGTCTGTTGATAATTTAAATATCAGTGATGAAAGTAAAAACGTTGTTTCAATGACATTAAGGGACGTTTTCTCGTCATTTGGTATCATCAAAGAAAACTTGCTGAAAGAAATATCAACAGAGGATGTATATGCCTTAAAGACAGAAGATATTTTTACCTTAATTAAAAACTCAACTAAAAGTCCCGAAGATATAAAAAAAGCCTTAAAATCATCATATAGTTTTATAAATGCAGATCCAAGATTTGATGATAAAGAAGATGAAAAAAAAGAAGTTTTAACTTTTTTAAGCAACTTGATCAAAGCAACAGAATATTATGCCTCTGGTCGTCAAGTTAGAACAAAACGAGGCGCAACAACTGGGTGGAAAGTAGGTACGGCACAAGCCTCTGGGACAGCAAGAGTAGATGATCAAGTAAAAAATATGATGATAAAAGCTGGTGGGAGCAATCCAAATACAAGTTTAAAACAAAAACTTATTAATTATAGTAAGTTTCTTGAAAGTGTTAATAAAAGTCTTAAAGAAACAGGAGATTTTGATAGATCTAAAGACATTTCTACCTTATTTTCTCAATTTGTTGGTTTAGAAATCTTAAATGACAATTTCTTTCAAACTGAAGAACCAGGAGCAAAAGGTTTTATGTTTGAGGCTTTTCTTGCTTTAATCGCTGGTGGAAAACAAGTCGGAGGAGATCTAGGGGGTTCTGATTATGTTTACAATGTTGGAAACAAGGAAGTGCTTGGTAGTTCTAAACTTATCAATGGAACAGAATTTGAACAAGCACAATCTAATCTTAAAGATCCGATGGAGTATGTTATTGCAATAAAGCACAAATTAACAGAAACAGGACAAGTTGTACCAGCTGGAAAGGATGATAAAATAGCATTTGTAAAAATTTATATTGTTTACAGTGGACCAATCACAAAAGACCCTACAACAGATGAAGTAATCGCACCAAGTATAGGTGTAAAACCTAACGACCCAACAGTCCAAGGAAAATTAACAAAGAAAGATGTAAAATTTGATATGGGCTCTTTAGTTAACAAGGGAGCTTTCGTTTGTGATTTTGACTTTTCCTTCCTACAGGAAACAGAATTTTCTGATGTTTCAACAAAAATTATGAACAAAATAAATGCTCAAGTCGAGTTAGCCTTTAGTTCATTAACAAATCTTAGAGATAACATAACAAAATGGGTAAGTGAGAAAGATTTAATTGCCGCCAATCAAGTTGACTATAATCAGAAAGATCTACAAAAAGCAATTATTGATATGAAACAGGACAAAGAATTAAAAACCAGCGAACTTTCCGAATCAATCCAACAGCTTGATAAATTAATTTTAGAAATTTTGCAAGAATCACTTGACAAATAAACCAAATGCGGTTATAATATATACATAAGTTTAAAACATGGAGGCCAAATGAAAAAAACTTATTCAAACGGTAGTGCTTTGTCCGAAGCTCTATTAAAAGGAATTGATACGCTTGCTGATAACGTTGCAAGCACACTCGGACCAAAAGGAAGAAACGTAATTCTATATCACAAGGATGAAGACATGCCTGTGGTGACAAAAGACGGAGTAACCATCGCAAAGTTCATTGAGCTAGATGACCCATTAGAACACGTTGGAGCAACGATTGTAAAGCAAGCAGCAGAACAATCAGCCAACCAAGCAGGAGACGGAACCACAACAACAACCGTCCTTGCAAGAGAAATGATTAGAGGTGCTCAACGATACATTGCGACAGGTGTTTCACCGACAGAATTAAAGAGAGGAATGGATCAAGCATGCGAACAGATAGTGGAGACACTAAAAGAACAAGCAAGACAGATTCGTTCTCAAGAAGATATAAAAGACATCGCAACCATCTCAGCTAATAATGATTCATCTATTGGAACTCTTATAGCAACAGCTGTTGATTCCGCAGGCAAGGATGGTTCTGTGTTGATTGAAGAAGCGAAGAGCCTTAAGACCACCTTGGACTTAATAGAAGGCTTTAGATTTGATTCTGGCTTCCTTGCGAACGCTTTTATAACTAATGAAAGAAGTGGAACAGTAGAATATGATAACCCTCTCATTTTGGTTACTGATGAGAAGATAGAACAGGTAGAACAAATACTACCAACACTCGAACTTGTGGCAAGGGAGTCTAGACCGTTATTGATAGTAGCCTCCGAGGTCGAAGGACAAGCCCTTGCCGCTCTTATTATGAACACAGTTAGAGGAACCCTCAAGGTTGCTGCTGTCAAGGCTCCAAGATATGGAGAAGAAAGAAGAAACATTCTTCGTGACCTTTGCACATCGATTGGCGCTACATTTGTAACAAGAGAAGATGGAAAACAAATCAAAGAAGTCCAGCTAGGTTGGTTTGGTCAATCTAAATCTATTTCTGTTTCTAAATTATGGACAACTATTGTTGGAGGTAAAGGTGACTATGAAGCCATTGATAAACAGATTGATGTTCTTAAAGTGGAAATCCAAAACACGGACAACCTCAAGGAATGCGAACGTATTCAAGAAAGAATTACGCGTCTCGCTTCTGGTGTGGCTGTTATTCGTGTCGGTGCGTCTACCGAAATCGAAATGATTGAAAAGAAACATCGCATTGAAGATGCTCTTGAAGCTGTCAAATCCGCACAACAGATGGGTGTCATTGCTGGTGGTGGCTCTGCTTTAGCAAAGATAGCAGACCAAGTTCATGTTATGGATGTTACATCAGAGCAAAAACTTGGCTTTAAAATTGTTATTGATGCTTGCACTGCTCCTTTAAAACAAATGGCTTTGAATGCCGGAGAGTCACCTGACTTGATTATTCAAAAGGTCCAAGGTTCATCTAAGACTGAAGGTTATAATTTTATGACAAATAATATAGAAGACTTCTTCGAGACAGGCATTATTGATCCCGTTAAAGTTACAATCTCTGCAATTCAAAATTCAGTTTCTGTTGCCTCAACACTAATTACAACAAATCACGCTGTGGTTAAAATGTAAAGGAACAACACATGACTGATGAACAAATGCAAAACCTGTTAACTTCTATAATTGAAATGAAAAACAATCTAGAACGAATGGCAGAAAAGCAAGAAGAAATGCACGAGGACGTAAAAAAAATCAATGAAGCTATTTATAATCCCGACCAAGGGATTTATGCAAGACTTAGGGCAATAGAAAACTGGAAAGACTCAATGTCAAAAGTAATATGGACAATCGGAACAGGATTTGTTGCTCTAGTTTTAAACACATTATATCAAAACTTAGGAGGTTAAGATGAGAGTTAAAATTGCATACACAGTAGAGCTAGACCAAGTGGAATCAGAAACTGCTGAAATTATGTCCAGAGCAGCTATAGATCTAGACATGGCGTATCAAGAAATTATCAACCTTCAGAACCAACTAGACACTGGTACTGGAGACCCAAAGAAAAACATCGAATCCATTCACTTTGCTAGAGTCAAACTAGCAAAGGCCGATCAAATACTAGAAGATTGTTATCTTATTCTTAACGGCCTTCAAGACACAAGAGCCAAACTAGAGGAGAAAGAAAATGAAATTCAAGATGGGTGATTTGGTCCATGTGCCAACAGGATCTTATAGAGTCTTGTACACAAGAGAAGAAGAAGATGGACAAATGCACATCCCATTTACTTTTTCAATAACACAAGAACCAAAAGTAGGTGTGTTTAAAGACTACTTTGGTTCAAGCGAATGCATTATTCTTTTTAATGACGGAGAGTATTGCGTTGACACCCGTTGGGTTTTTAAAAAACAAGGAGTTAAAAATGTTAGAACTGATTACGATCTCGAATGTGGATTCAATGTGGTATCTTAATAAAGCTATAGTAAATCCAAACCATATAGTTATGGTTACCGAATCTATGGAACATAATGGCCTTTTAAAAGAAGGCAAATTGAATCTTGGTCTGGACCCAAACATAAAATTTTCAAATGTAAAAATGGCAGCAATTAGCGGCTTTACAGAGCTAATAGTTGTAGGTTCACCATCTCACATTATGGAAAAGATTAATAGAAACACAAAACAATTACTAAAAGGATAAGCATGTATAATATTTATGGACTAAAATGGTGTATTTTCTGCTTAAGAGCTATAAACTTTATGCAAGAAAAAGGACTAGAATTTCACTACTACCCAATGGATAACCAGGAAAGGGTTCTTAATCATATAAAAGAAACTTATGACCACAAAACTGTTCCTATTATAACTGAGAACACTGATGGTAGTGAGAGGCTAATTGGAGGATATGATGACTTTATCAAGCACATCAAACAGCAGGAAGATAAAACAAGCAATCAATAGAATTTTAAAAGAACTAGATTTGCATCTTTGCTGTGAGATTATTAAAACTAACAAACACCCGAGAACTTTTATTGTGTTAAACTGGGTTGTTGATGATGAGTACTTTTATATTGCTCATGTCATGTACAAAAGGAGAAAGACCAACTGGTTGACTCTTTTAGAATTAATTCCTGTTCTTGGTGAAGCTTGGGAACATTATGACCATTTTGGAAACGGCCAATCAAGACCATCTGATGAGATGACAAAAATACAAGCACTGCTATATCACTGGAGGACTGGTTTGGACTTCTTATCTAGAGAAGGCATTGATGTAGATCAAAAAGAGTGCTACAAGTTCATGCTAGAACAAACAACAAAATGGGAGTCTTGATGAAATTTGACGTTGAGTTTGAAGAGAACTACAAGGAACTAATAAATTATATATTAAAAGATGACGAGGTTTGGATTCCTTATTCGCACTTTAGCTTGTTTGAGTATTTTTTGTTAGATAAAGAAAGAATACACTTGAATTTTAATATTAAAAATTTATATTTCATCTGGTATTATTTAAAAAATAATATAGAACTTCTAGAAGAGTCTTATAATGGCATTATAAATAAAAAAACAAAAACAATCAATGACTTATCTACAAAATCAGATAAACCAATTGTTAGAGCTAGTGCGACCCTAGTAACTATAAACAACAGTATAGATAAAAATAGTTTTAAACTACTATCCGAGTTTAATTACGAAAAAATAAAACTATATTATAATGAAACTATTCCAAGTGATGTGACAATTTTTCAAGACTTAAATCATTTGAATAACAATGAAGTAGCTAATCTTATAAAGCTAGACAATAAAAAAATTATAACAACCGCAAACAACGAACACCTGCAATACTTTGATGGATACAACGCTGTTAATATTGTAGATGATTATGTGTTGTGGAATTAACAAAGGAGAACAAATGAAAGTTGAAAAGCCATGGGGACATGAAATTCGTTGGGCTATTAATGACAAATACTTAGGTAAAATTCTTTACATAAATGCTGGTCACCAATTATCCCTTCAATACCACGAAGTAAAAGATGAGTCTATATATGTTCTAGAAGGCACCTTGATTGTCAAAGGAGCAGACAAACACATACAGATTTTGGAAAAAGGCGATTCGCTAAGAATACAACCTAAGACAATTCATCGATTCTGTGCCCCTAACTCATCTCATGTGAAGCTAATAGAAGTTTCAACACCTGAAATAGATGATGTTGTAAGACTTCAAGATGATTATAATAGAGAAACAAAGTAATAACCGATACTCCTCTCTATTTATTAATGAGAGGTGGAGGAACAAGTTACATGTGGTTGTTATTTTTATTAAGCTGTAAGCTATTCTATTATGGAGATGACGAGGTTTCTCAATTTGAAGTAAGCAAGGTAGTTAATAGCTGGAACATAGGAATTAATCGAGCACACTCCACATCCGTCAAGATTGTTGTCATGACGGATGATGAAGCTATAGGACACGGCTCAGGGAACTTATTTCACTATTATAATGAATTTTTTGTCATAACAGCAGCACATGTTGTCGATGCTAATTTAGAATATGTTCTACAAGAACAAAACGGAAACACTGTTTCCTGTAGAGTTATCTACAGAGATCTTTATAGAGATGTTGCAATACTAAAACCTTATGGTGATTTTGATAATACGCCATCATCACCCTATCTTGTAAATAGACAAAGCAGCCTAACAGCACAAGAGCTCTACTACTCCGGGTTCCCGGGTGACCTTGGTCATGTTGTCATACACGGATGGGTTGCAGATTCAAATCAGAGCAAAATTATTATGCAATCATTTGCATGGCCAGGTTCATCCGGTTCCGTTGTGTTTGATAGTGCTGGAAGAGTTGTGGGAATTGTCACAGCGATACCATTGGTTCCAAATTTTTATGAGGGCAGTATGATGCCGATGTCACAAATGGTGATGGTTAGTAGATTAGATGTTTTACCTAGAAAAACAATTAGAGAGGCTCTAATGCATGAAAAAGAACGCATTAAAGATTGGAACTCTGATTAGAGATCATGATAGGATTGGTGTGATAACCAAGGTAATTGAGGTTGGACAACTCGATGCCAAGGTACCTATAATTTCATGGAGAGCAAACTACGAGATTACCTACACGGATGGTACTACCCTATTGGTCTCTTGCAAGGCACTAGATGCAATGATCCACAACGGTGTGGTGGAGATCTGCCACCCTACTGCCCCACTACTACCCCCTGACCTCTTTCAAATTAATAGTGAAGAAGATTGTGATGGATCTTAAAAAACCAACGATCAATCAAAACCTTACAAAAGAACAAGCTGTTCTTTATTATTTGTTCATTGATGAACAATTAATGTGTGCTTGGTGGGATTATCTAGATGTGTGGGAAGAAGTGAAAGACTCAAGCTTAGCAGAAAGCTCTGAGTACAGGCAGAGAGTTATGCAAACCATGTCTGCTGTTGAATATTGGGAAGAGATATTAGATCAATTAAAAAAAATTGTTAGCTATAGTGATATAGAAGATTATATAGACGACCATCCTAATGTTACTAAATCATATCTTTTTTCCCGATAATACTTGACAAAGTGTTAATTTTGTGTTATATTATATTTGGAGGAAAAAACAAAATGACAGAAGAAATAGATAGCATACTAGAGTATTTAAAAAGAGCTGGACTAAACACAGTACAACCAAAGTCCCCAGCTTGGAAGTTTACAAAGTGGAAAACAAATAAAATTAGCAAAAATCCCTTGACATGTCAAAAACTTGACAATTCTATAGGGTTCGAGAAAAAAATACTTGACATTTCTATAGGGTACGAAAACGGACAAAAAATGTCCATTGGCCAATTAGTCCAACACAGAACAGTTCCACAACTTGGTCTTGGACTTGTTGTCGCTGAGAGCAAAAATCACAAGGGCTTTTGGATTGTCCAATGGTGTGACACACGATACCATGACGTTGGTCAATTAGGAATCGACAGGGAATATTTGGTAATTGTTTGAAAACGGTCATTTTTTGTCCTTGTCTGATTACTCGAACATGTTATAATATAAAGGAACAACAAACGAGGTGAATAATGAAAATGTGTAACTATCAAGTCGGTGACTTATTAACTTTTACAAATCATAAGAGAGACAAGCACGTTTATATTGTTATAGGCGAGTTATCAGGTGTGACTATAAGAGTAAAGAACATAGTAACAGGAAGGGTTTCCCGTATGCCACCACGTTGGTTTGTAAAAATATAAAAACGGACATTTTTTGTCCTTGATTTATTTTTCCCATGTGTTATATTATATAAAAGGAGAGCGATATGCTTGAACGAAAAGATGTTAAAGTCGGAGACTTGTTGGTCGGTAATCTCAAAAATAGTTTGAGAATTCATCCGATACTCGGCACACTTTATTTGGTCGTAGACATTGGTGGCTACGGTAAATACGGTGTCTACTTGAGACAAGTGGGAAGTAATAGGAAAGTTCATTGTGAAACTCGTTGGTTTAAGAAAACGGACAATTTCTGTCCTTGACATTATAACGCATTTATATTATATTGTCAAGTATAATTATCATTTATTTTTGGAGGTGCTATGAAAATTGGTTATTTAGTACAAATAAACAACCCATTTCATCCTAGTCAAAGTGGTGCTATTGGTCTTATAATAGACACAGGTGTCCACCACAATGGCGATTGGAAGTATGAGGTTCTATTCCCTAGTGGACACAAAAGCTGGTGGACACGAAGTCGTTTGGAGGTACTATGCAAGTAGGTGATCTAGTAAGAACAAAAGATTTTTATCTACCAAAGCGACGTCCTTTAGGTCTTATTGTCGGATCAAAGATTTGGGATCAAAAAGGTCATGGCTATGGCAAACTAACATTTTTAGTGCAGTTTATTAATGATGATAAACCGACATGGTGGACAGAAGAATATTTGGAGGTGTTATGCAAGTAGGACACTTATATATAATAACACACAATAGGCACACCGATTGGCAAATGGGCAATATCGTGATCTGTCTAAAAACAAATGGATCGTGGATCTTTACAGGTTACAACGTAAAGACTATGAGAACACACCATTATCATAACGAACATGTGGAGGAAGTATGCAAGTAGGAGATTTAGTATGGGCAAAGTGGGAGATAGCGACTATGGGAATAATAGTCAAGGTTGACTTTGAGGACAATGTAGGCTATCCCTACTACCGTATTCGGTGGTTTTTCGATAATGGTGGAACACACGAAACAGTTGAATTTGAAGATGATTTACTCACAAAGGAGGAAAAATGCTCAGAACAGGAGATTTAGTCCATTTACATGGATACTTAGAAAGAAAGGACATAGGTATGGTAATGCGTTACAATCTGCGTTATAACTCATACACTATCTACTGGATTAAAACAGGTGAGATATGTGCAAAGTGTACTTATGACGTTGTGAAATTATGAGAAACAAAAAGAATTTAAAAGTAGGTAAACTGGTGAGAGCAATTAACAGATACAACAGCGAGGTCATGCCCGAAATCTACATCATCACCTACTACATGAGTGGGGGTGTGTGGCAAATCTCTCCCATAACAAACATGTCTATAACAAGGCATTTTCATACAAAACAATTAGTGGAGGTAACATGCGAATAGGTTCGTTAGTAAGGTGGCAATCTATAAGAGAACGTCTAAATGGTGGCGAGTACAAATTAGGCATAATAACACACAGAGCAGGTGGTAGGGTGCATATCCTGTGGCTCAAAGACCAATCAACAGGGTGGTATAGCGATTATTATTTGGAGGAAGTATGCGAGTAGGTTCGTTAGTAAAGACAACATATCCCAATACCAAAGTCGGTATTATCATAGAGATAGAACCAAACTTGGTAAAGTGTTGCTTTGGGTGGGTATACAGAGGTCATTTGGAGGTATTATGCAAGTAGGCGATTTGGTAAGGATACGACAGTCATTTAGTCAAAGTAAAGTTGGAAAACTGGCTATCATTGTGGACAAATGGAACCCTTACAACGTGGTAATCAGCATAGCAGACACTGGGGAACGAATTGAATTTGATATTAGAAAACTGGAGGTATTGTGCAAGTAGGCGATTTAGTAAGGATAAAAAAGGTTTGGAAAAGCATTTATAAGGGATACGAGGATACTGTAGGACTAGTGGTGTATGCTGATTGTGGCTATGGGGGAGAAAGACCTGTGGGCTTTCGTAGGATTAGAATTATACACGGAGACATGCAAGGTCAAGTCTATTCCGTATTTGCCGAAGAAGTATTGGAAGTGGTCAAAAATTGACCGTTTTGGGCTTGACAGGGTTACTCGGAACAGTTATATTATCTACATCAAACAAATGGAGACAACATGCAAGTAGGAACATTAGTAAGACACCAATCACCACGACACTGTGGGATTGGGGTAGTCGTTAAGGTACATGAAATGCTGGACTACAATGGACACACTAGGGTAGATGTACATTGGCCTGATCTAGGTACAAGAACAGAGACAGTTAACATTCTGAAGGAAGTAACATGTTCAAAGTAGGTGATTTAGTGATAGATTATTGTGATGATGTAGGTGTTATCACAAGACAGATAAATGTCGATTGTTGGATAGTACACTACATAGACGGTACTGGCGAGGGTAAAATGTGGATAACAGAATTGAGGTTATTATGTTCAAAGTAGGTGATTTAGTAAAATATAAGGAAACAGCCGTTGATAACGACAGCATTGGCTTGATTGTAAAACAAAATCCTGTTTTCAAAAAACTATGGTCTGTCAAGTGGCTTTGTGGGTTAGAATATCAAGAGAACGAAATCAATTTAGAAGTGGTCAAAAAATGACCGTTTTGCATTTGACAGAATTAAACTAAACAGTTATATTATAAACATCAAACAAACGGAGGTTCTTATGGACACAATAATAACATTACAAATCAGATACAGTGGTGACGATAACATAGTTTATCTATGTAAAACCCATGCAATAGCCGAGAGGATTATCAGAGAGTGGTTCGCAGAGTATTGCACCGACAACCCCTCCTTAGAGGAATTAGAGGACTACCTGTTCGAGATAGACAGAGGTTATTGGGAAATCACAGAACAGGTGGTGATATGCGAGTAGGTTCTTTGGTAAAGCATTATAAAGGCTTCTTCGGTATTGTAATAGACGAGCATGGTGATGGTTACGGTATAAACTTTCATGTGATACGGATAGATAATTGTATAAGCAATTGGTATGATGATCATGAATTGGAGGCAGTATGCAAGTAGGTGATTTAATTGATGAAGAACAGTTAGTCAGAGTCGGCTCTTTGGTCATGTGGAACAGAGAGGAATCACAGGACTACGGCTGTATGGGTGTGGTTGTTGCACACGAATTCCGACAGGACACTACTAACGAAAAAAATTATTCTTCCTTTGCTGTTCTTTGGTCTGATAATGACCAATGTGAATACGACTATGGCGACCTATGGAGAAGTCATATTAAAGTGGTCAAATTCTGACCGTTTTGGATTTGACAAATAAAATTAAACAGATTATATTATCAACATCATTCAAACACAGGAGGTAATGATGACTAGAACATGCAAACATTGTGAGGACGAATTCGATTGTCAGAGTGCAGAAAAGCAACGAGTGGGGGGGTACATCAATGAGTGTCCCGATTGTGTCGAGGAATTAGGCACAGAGACACACGTTAGGTACAGGGGTTGTGTCTCAGGTGAGAGTAAGCAAGCCTGTATTTCTATATTAGCCTTCGATTCAGAGAGTGACGCAGACACTTATCAGAAGAAGTGGGAGGCAAATCGTGGTTGGAACAACCAACGTAAGGGTGGACTTAACGATATCAAATTCAAGACCGTCACTGTCAATAATGCTGGTGATAGTAAACGCAAGACAGACCAATAGGGGGACACTACTATGGTGGGCACACTAATAAAAACAGACACAATTGATGGGCTTTTTATCGGTCTAATCAAAGAACACTTCTATTGTAAAGAGGATGGTTTTATAAGTATTGAGGTCACATGGAACGATTGTGACGAGACAACCGAAACATTTCGAGATGATGAGGGTGACTACGACAGTGCTATTTATCATTTCTATGAGAATAATCGTTGGTGGCGAATAGACACAAACTTCTACATGTTCAAACGTGTACTGGAGGACAATTATGAATATAGGTGACTTGTGTTGGGATTTGGTGACACAGACTATGTGGATAATTTCAGATATTTGGTGGTGTCCTCTCAATGAGGATTATAAATACGACCTTACTTGTGTGAAGTCTTGTGTGACCATTGTAACCAACGACATGGTTGCTGCCAATATGAGAGCCGACTTTCTAAAACGGACAAAAAATGTCCTCGACAAATATGATGAATGAGTTATATTACAATTATCAAACAAACGGAGGACGTTATGTCCAAACTAAAACACAGTGTAGGTGACTTGGTAACAATTTCCTACGAAACAGACAGGATCGGCATCATTACCGAAGTGAGGGAAAAGAACCCTTTTCCCTATAAAGTACAGTGGCTCAAAGAGGGAAGATTAACAGGTAAAAGTAATGACTTTGGACACTATTGTCATGGTGTCGTTATCGGATTGGAGGAGTTATGCAAATAAAAACAGGTGACTTGGTGTATAGAAAGCAACATAGGGCATTTAACACTCCACACAGCTATGAGATTTGGCTTGTATTGGGCAAAGGTGTTGAAAGAACAGGCTCATTCAAAGGCTATATCAGAATACAGAACGTACATAACGGTAACAGGATACAAACCCAACCTCATATGCTAATAAAAATAGAAACGGACAAAAAATGACCGTTTCGCATTTGACAAACAAACAAGAAACAATTATATTACTATTACATTCAACAATAAACGGAGGTCTTTATGACTATAAATGCAAGAAAACAATCAAACTATGGACGGTCAGCACCAACATGTAAGTTCTGTGGTACACAAGGACACACACTTGTAAAGTGTCCCGACATGATCGCTCTTTACGAACAGGTCAAAGATAAACCTATTCACGAACGTGACTTCAAGGGCAATTACGCAGTGCAGTATATCGAAAAACGCAAAGGCATTTCAAAGACAGGCACAAAGGTTGCTAAAAAGCCCAAAAAGTGTGGCTACTGTCGTGAAACAGGGCATAACCGTAGGGATTGTCCACAAATGGTAAAAGATAAAAAATTTATCATCAAAGCCAATCGTGTGTGGAGACACTTATGGTCTGAAATAGCTATTAAATATGGTCTGACACCTGCTTCACTTATTAAAGTTACCGATAGAGGTTATAACTACAAAGCAGGCTCATACGTTACCAAAGAGCATCTTTGTACTGTTGGTGCAGAATTGCCCGAAAATCTTAATGTGTTCGCTCTTGGTGAAGATAGTAAGAGACAAGAAGTGTTCATTCCTTTGCTTGGTTACAAGCCCGAATATGGCGATAACAAAATCAATGCTAGGATACTGATTAAAACAAAGTCAGATGCTTTGGCTAGTGCCTTGTTCTCTTATTCCTACTATTGGGGTAATGTCGAGGCTATCGAGGTCATTGCCCAATCATCCTACACATTTCCAGATGAATGGTTTGAACAAGCACCCACAGAGGACATTAACTATGCTCTAAAGAAGTGGTCAAAGGAACAAATGTCTGACTTCTTGGGACTCTGCAAAAAACTTGTTGAAAACTACGGAGGTGACTATGGAATATCATAATTTCAAAGAGGCTCTTGACGAGGCTATGGACTTTATTGCACGATTATACCCCTCCTCTACATGGGAGGGTGATGTTCATGACTTCTATGCTTTGCTTGTAAAGGCTAATTTTACCAATCAAATCTTTATGGACTACCTTAAACACGCAATAGATAACAAGGTCTATCTTCCCAACAACGTCACTTGTGTCGTTGACAAGGGTAAAATTTCTAAAGTTATCATTGGAGGTCGATAATGGCTTATGAACATAATTGGAACCCAAAGGACAAACTCACCTATGACCAGTTAGTAGAGGTACTAACACCTATCGTTATCGAATTGACCGACAATGCCTTTGCGTTTCGTAAATGGTCTGATGACGGTGGTACAGTGGTAGAGGTATGGATAGAAGAAGGTCTACAAGGAAAGATACAACCACGACTCCCACCCCAGTGTAGGGGTTGGCGAGTAGTGTGGGTGTCATGCCCGACAGGATATATAAAAGCATTTGAAATAAGGAAGTAACTATGAACATAAACGAAATACTCAGATATGAGCCACAAATTGACGATATAATAATGCACAAGGACGGGTCTTACCACGTTGTTATATCGGTGCTAAAGCAAGGCTCTATGGTGGTTAGTGCTATGCACCATGTCAATGGCATAGAACCTGTGGCAGTTTATTTAAATCTTCCTAAAACAAGGGCGAGTATGATACAGGGCAATCAATTCTTGGTGAGGAAGTCTGATGAAAGTGGGTAGTTTAGTGAGGAACGTGTCATTCCCAAAAAGCATGGGAATTGTTACCCATACTAGGGGGGATGATGTTCGTATTCATTGGATTATACAAAGAAGATTTACTATATGGTCTAGGTATTCCCACAACTTGGAGGTATTATGCGAGTAGGAACATTGGTAAATCACGAAAACTATTTCGGTGTCGGCATTGTTATCGACATAAGGGAATTTAGAGGAGAAAAAGAATATAAAGTCCATTGGCTCAGAGAGGGCAGAAATTTCGGTTGGGCTAATGTAGATCGTGACTTACATCTAAGTGTGGAGATAATATGCAAATAGTAAAATGGATTGACGATTATCGCAGTAGTTTTGCTGTGGTTGTTGAATGTAATGATAGGAGTTATCTCGTGATAGACGATTCCTATCATGTTCTTATCTACTCCTCCGATAGAGAGGGGGTAATAAGCGAGTATCCTGAAATTTGTAAAATTGAGGGAAAAACTTTGTCTGAAGTTATTAGTGACAATCGAACCTTTTTATCAAACCTTAGAATTTGGTCAAAAATTGACCGTTTTGAGGTTGCACAAAAATCTGAAACAGTTATATTATAAACATAATCAAACACCTAGTTACTGTGTTACTTTGTAAGGATTGACACAATGGCTAGGTTAGTAGAGACAGGACAAATAATTGTCACCGATAGTAAAAACTCTATCGCAGTGCAAACTCTCATTCCCCCCGATTACATCGAATGGATACGAGAGGTCAACAACAAAGTTATCTTCAAGATAAAAGATAACATTGACGTTGAGGAGTTAGTCCGAGATATCAACAATCTTCAATACAATCTATTACGAGGTAACTATGCGAAGTATACTTAAATTCAAACGTAAAAATGGTGACTATAAGTACACAAAGACTAATCTTGAATGGACAACCGACAACGGTGTACACTACATTCACTATCCGTTTTTAATCTATAAAGATAATCACTCAAAAACTTACAAACTAACACACATGTCATGTGGTGCATTGATCTGTAGCACTAGGTATTTACACAGTGCAAAGTATATAGCGAGCAGATTGTTCCCTTTACCACAGTGGTTGCTACCAACCAAAGAGCTTGTAAGTCACATGTCACAGGAACAACGTGTATTCTGTACAGATATTATTAGTAGGTATCGTGACGAGCCAGAGGCAGTAATTATTGACTTGGACAAAAATTGTCCGTTTACGATTTGACAATCATTTCATTTCTAGTTATATTATAAACATCACTTCAACACAGGAGATTATCCATGACTGATAAACCAACCAAAAAACCAAAGTTTGATTTGGACTTACACACTTATCGCTTGTTACAAGCAGAACCGTTCTTTGCAGCATTGTCAAGACGTATCAATAAATCACAGACTAGTGCCATACCTACGGCTGGTGTGTGCCTCAATGAGGGTAGTGGTACATTTGAAATGGTCTATAATCCCGAATTCTTCGAGAGACTATCTGATAAGCAAAAACTAGGTGTTCTCAAACACGAATTCTATCACATTATTTTTGAACATGTCACAGGTAGACTACCCCCCGAAGGTATGTCTAAGGTGTGGAATATCGCCACAGACTTGGCTATTAACTCATTCCTTATGGATGAATTACCCGAAGGTGGTTGTATTCCTACGAGAGGTATCTTTGAGTCCTATCCAAAAGAGCAAAGTGCAGAATGGTATTACTCCAAACTCCAACAAGACCAACAAAATCAAGAGGGTGCATACGACCCCAAACATGGTAAGCAAGGTGAGGGCGACGGTGATGGTCAAGGTCAAGGAGGAGGCGAACCCGACAGCATGGACGACCACAGTGGGTGGGGTGAGGCAGACGAGGACACCAAACAAATGGCAAAAGAACGTATGCGACAAGCAGTAGAGGACGCTGTTAAAGAAGTCCAAAGTCGTGGACAGGGTTGGGGTACGGTAGGTGCTAGTATGCAAGAACGTATCATTGACATGATAACCCCAAAGGTCGATTGGAAGAAGGTTTTACGTTACTTCATCAAGACTTCCCAACGTAGCAACAAAAGGTCTACAGTGCGACGAATCAACCCACGATTCCCCTACATTCATGCTGGTAAGAAGGTCAACAGAACAGCAAAAATTGCTATCTCTATCGACCAAAGTGGCTCAGTGTCGGATGCTATGCTACAGGCTTTCTTCTCCGAATTGAATGGGCTTTCCAAACTTGCAGAGTTTACTGTCGTACCTTTCGACACTAGTGTAGACGAGTCTAAAATCTATGTGTGGAAGAAAGGTCAGAGAAAGGCTACCGAGAGGGTACTGTGTGGTGGTACTTGCTTTAATGCACCGACAGAATGGGTCAACAATAACGGTGGCTTTGACGGTCATATCGTGTTGACCGACATGGAAGCCCCAAAGCCTGTAGCAAGTAGATGTCAGAGAATATGGTTTACTTCTGACTACCACGCAAAAAATCCATACTTCTCTACCAATGAGAAAGTTATCGGTATCCCGATAGAGGGATAATAAAAAAGGTTGAGACTACACAGTAGTCGGGTATGGGTGGGCAATAAGTTTTTTTTAACGGAGGTCAGTATGACAACACAAAAATGGAAATATAGAGAACATGAGGGTAGGCAAGGCAAGTTTCGAGTAGGTGACTTGGTAGCAATTTCTCCCTACGCTCTCACAACCGAACAGAACGATAGGTTACTTGAATGTAACCATAAAGATATGGTCGGTCTTATCGTGGAGATAAACTATTCTCGTAGCAACAAATACCCCATAAAGGTAGATTGGATCAATGTCAAAGCAGAGAATGATAATATCAGACCCCCAACGGCTTTCTTCTTCAGAGAGTTAAAACGAAAACGGACATAAATTGTCCGAATCTAATTTGACAAACAATTCAAAATCAATTATATTACTTATATCAAACAAACGGAGGTTGCTATGAGCGACAACAAAATCACAATCACACTGTCTGACAATGCTATCATTGAGATTGCAAAGTTAATATCCACAACAAGTCCGACAGGAACACCAATCAATCCCCTTGCTATGCTAGGTGCGTTAGGTGGTCTACCCCTACCCATGCCAAAGCCTACAAGTGAAGAAACAGAGGATAAGCCAACAATTGGCTTTAAGACGACATAAAACTAAATCGGACATTTTTTGTCCTTGACTTTTTCTTCCAACCTAATTATATTATAAACACTAAACATTCAAACAATCTTTTCATTCAATCATTCGGAGGTCTTTCATGACTATTGATTTCAAAACTCTCATTAACAATATCCTTCCTCACGTACTTGATAGCAAGTTTCCCGTTTTACTTCGTGGTAGACATGGTATCGGTAAATCCACCGTTGTCTATCAGATAGCAAAAGAACGTGGCTTACCTGTTGTAGAACGTCGTGCCTCACAGATGACCGAAGGTGACTTGCTTGGTCTACCAAAAGTAAACAACAACGTCACTCAGTGGCTTGCACCTGAATGGTTAGACAATGCATGTAAAAATCCTGTTGTCCTATTCCTTGACGAGGTAGACAGAGCGACACTAGAAGTCCGACAAGGTATCTTTGAATTGTGTGACTCTCGCAAAATTGCTGGTCATAGCCTACACCCCGACACACTTATCTTCGCTTGTGTCAACGGTGGGCAACATGGTGCAGAGTATCAAGTCAACGAATTCGACCCTGCCGAGTTAGACCGTTACACTGTCTTTGATGTAGAGCCTACTGTTGAGGATTGGTTGGCTTGGGCAGAGGGTAAAGTCGCAGATCAGATTTGGGACTTCATCAACCACAATCACAATCACTTGGAACACAAGGATACATTCGAGCCTAACAAGATTTATCCTAGTCGTAGGTCTTGGGAACGTCTGTCACAGACTCTCCAACAAGTTGGAAAGATCGAACATGGCACAACCTTGTATCACTTGTCACACTCTTTTATCGGCTTTGAGGGTGCTATGGCTTTCAATGACTATGTTAAAAACTATTGCAAGGTCGTCACTCCCGAAGATATCCTTGACAAGGGTAATGTTAAGTTGACTAAGAAGTTTAAGATTAACGACCATAACAGTCTTATCGAGAAATTCAAGGCTAAGAAGTCGTTTGACACGAAGTTAAAAGACAAGCAATTGCAAAACCTCGCAGAGTACTTCACAACACTCCCCTCCGAGATTGCTATGACACTGTGGCAAGCTATGGGCAGTGGCGAGGAGGCTACTCACAACGTGGCCAAACTTCATGGTCTACAGACCAAACAAGGTTCTGTTCAAGACTTCATAGTGAAAATCTTGACAGCAGGGCAATAATCTCTTTGCTCTTTTTCATCGGTGTCCTCTCTCACAGTGTAGTGTTGAGGATACCTCTATTCAGAGGACACAACAATGTCTAAAAAAACCCCTAAGAAACGAAACATCATTCATCAAGTGCATATCGAACAGAACCGAAAGGCTGGCTCTCACAGAGATAAATCGAAATACACAAGAAAAGACAAACATAAAAAACAACCACAGGAGGAATAATGTTTGAAACAATCAACGATATAATTATCTTGTCAAGGGAAAATGGTTACTCATTCTTTGACAAAGCCCGACAGAAGGCACATCAAACAAGGGTACTACCCACACTCTACGGTGGCAAGTACTTTGTCACAGAGTACCTACATGAAGATAGAAAATACTATTCAATTTACAAGGCTCTCAAAGACGGTGCTTGTGATATAGTGAGAGGTGAAGTGTTCGTGTCTGAGAGGTCAGCACAGAGATACTTGAAAATAGTTATACTACCAAACGAACCCGATATAGACGATACAGAGGAGGTATCTTATGAGTTACGATAAATTAGCAACCCATTTCAAGGCACGTACACCGTACAAGTACAACAAAGAAGTAATTTTTGATGGTACAAAGATTATCGCCACAGAGGTCAAATGGTCGCACAAAGACGGTCGTTGGCAACGAATATCACAACCCGAACAAATTGTCCTTGCAGAACATATCGAATACAACGGTAAAAAATACGCAGTAGTCTACAATCGTGGAAACAAGTGCTTTGCAACAGAGGTCATGCAGTGGGGATTTAACTCACAGTGGAGAAGTAATAAGCTCAAAAACCTTGCCTATGGCGAGTTAGGTAAACCTGTCGAGGATCAACAACGTGCCTATAGATGCCAAATGATTGACGCATTGATATATGGTGGGGTAATCACGCACATCCTTATTCCAACCACGTTAGAGGGCGATAGTGCCTTTTTCAAGTTAATCTAGTGTAAGGACACCACGATAATGATTTAGGCTCTTAAAACGTGAAATACGAGCCTTTATCGTTTCGGTCAAAAATTGTCCGTTTGGCATTTGCATTATTTTGTGGATCAGTTATATTATAAACATCATTGAAACACAGGAGGTCAACAATGACACAACAATTTTCACCACAACAACAAGCCCTCATAGATGAGAGATTAAGAATAGCGAAGTTACCGAGAAGTAACAAGTCCATTCACGACGTAGAGATTGGCGACCTTATCACTTGTGGATATCGTTTCTATGTTGTCACAGACCTACAATCTTACAACGGATATGAGAACGCACTTGTGGAAATGTTCTGTTTAGAACAATGCCCAAACACAGGTGTGTGGGGATACCTACAATACACCACCACGAAACATCAATTTTGGGTTATGGACAGGAGATAATTATGAGGACACTGATACAGGGAAAACTTTACAAGTTAGGAATGGACTTGAACATCAATAATACAAACTTTTACAAAGGTGCTTTGGTGGTCTATATAGAAGAAGATCGTCGCTATGCGAATAGTCATTGGGTTCTTCTCCCGAATGGACAGAAAGGATCGGCATGGTCAGGACATTTGGAGGCAATATGCAAGTAGGTGATTTGTTCAGATACATAGACAGATACGATAACTATCTTATTGGTTACGGCTCTATCGGGCTTATTATAAAACCAAAGAACAGAAGTGGTCAATACTATGTCCTTATCAACGGTAGGAATTACTTACTACCATTTCATCATTTAGAGGAGATAAAATGCAAGTAGGAAGTTTAGTAACGTGGGAAGTGGACTTGAATAGAGGTAGGTTAGACTATGGTGTCGTTGTCGGTATTGCTCGGAGGGTATGCAATCAAGATGACTTACTGTGGGTAAAGTTTCTCAATGGTCGTCATGCCAACAAGAAAAGAGTTTTATGCAACATTGATCATCTTATCCTTGTAGAGGACATAAAACAAAAACGGACATAATTTGTCCTTGCAATATTTCATCAATCGGTTATATTATAAACATCATTCAAACGGAGGTCATCATGACAACATTCTTATTCACACTACACACACCATCAACAAAGATATGTCGCTATGCTGGAGAGAAAAGAGACATAGAGTTTACAGGCACAAGGAATGAGTTATTCCAACATATTCGCTACAAGGCGAGAACATACGAGAGACTTGTCGGAATAAAAGTCAAGCAAGGAAACGAATGGGTGAACGAGGACAGATTATAATGATAGAGGAAACAGTAACAATAATGTTTGCAATATGCCTTGTCCTAGTGGTAACAAAGCAAGCGGTATGCAAATGTCGTGACGACAGAGAGGACAATAAGTGAATTCGGTCAAAAATTGTCCGATAAGAATTTGACAAGTGATTGAGAACAGGTTATAATATTTATATACAACAACACAGGAGACAACAATGGAATTTTCATCTAACTTATATCATATGGCTATTAACCCAAATCATGTTGATTTTCAACAAATGGCTTATAACTCAGACCACCCTATCTATGTGTGGAAGGACAACACTGTCTATAAGAGAATGGGTGTATGGCAACGTGACTTTAAAAATTGGTTAGACAATCAAGGCATAAAGGTTGATCCTGAAGATAGAGTAGTTTACACACCTATTGTCCATGTCAAGGACGACATACTTACAGGCTATCACACTCAATATCCCAACGTGGCTAACAGGTTTTTAGATATGAAGAATTCAACACTTGAAACTTATTATCCAAACTTGTACTTTGTTCAGATAGGGAATCACCCATATCCTAAAGAGGCTCGTTGGTCACAAGCATGGTCGGAGGATATGTTCCACAGGGAATGTCACCGAATAGTTTACCCCGACCACAACCCGAAAAATTTCTTCATTCTACCAAAGGATATACTACCCTGATACCACCCTAGAGCCTACCCCCCTACCCTACTACCCTATGGGCTATCTTAAAACCTTGTACACAGTACAATACAAGCCTGTAAACAGTATGTATCTAAGTAACCATTACGTTTGTCAGATAATCTCATAGACGTACCTAACACATCACTCACATAACTAGCACCACAACAAAGGAATCGCCCATGTCTAACGAAAATAATCAACAAAATCTTTTCCCTTTCGCCATAACCGACCTTTACACAGCATGTGGGATCATAGAGGAATTCGTGGAAATCCCCGACGGTGTGGACTCATACACAGCAAAAGTACAGGCTTGGCAGTACTTGATCAACAGTGGGCATGCATGGACGTTGCAAGGTTGGTACGGACGTAACGCACATGCACTCATACAAAATGGTGTATGCCAACCACCACAGAGGAAATAAATTGCTAGTTTCACCTAGAGCAGTTCGACTCTAGGCTATCTAAAACCCCGACTTCGGAAGGTTCCCATAAGTCTAAAAGACTTATAAAATAAAGGGATTTTGTGAGGTTCGGGGTTTTTTCATTTTGAGGAAAAATACTTGACTTTTCTATAGGGTTTGAAAATACTTGACATTTCTATAGGGTTCATTTCCCTATGGGAAATTCGGACATTTTCTGTCCGTTTAGAGGTCGACAGAAGTTTTGAATGGGTTATATTACTAACATCACCAACAAATTGGAGGTTCAAATGGACTTACTTCTCATAATTGCTTTAGGCTTTTCAACATCATGGCTTGCTATTGTTCTGTATAGCATATTGATATTTCCGTTTGTCAGGGAAGAAACAGAATATCGGTCAAAATCTGTCCGAAAACGATTTGACAAGTAAACGAAAATAGATTATATTATAAACATCACTTCAACGGAGGACAATATGTTCGATTCAATTTTTGCTTTTTTTGAGAATACAGACTATCCAACTTTTCACCTTATCATGTCGTTTTGTTCTGTATCTTTTGGCCTTGCCATAGTGGGAATTCTCTACTATGAAATGATTCGTCTGCTCATAAACGGTGAATAACCAACGGTCAATTTCTGTCCGTTTTGAGTTTGACAAGTAAACGAAAACGGATTATATTATAAACATCACTTCAACAGGAGGTCTTTATGGACAACATCACATTTGAGCAACAACTTCAATCCCTTTGCAACGACGTTGTACGTTATCAGAAACTTATTGCCCAGTATGAGCAACTTATCTATAACATCAATTATGTTGACACGAGAACACTATCATATGAAGAAATGATGAGCCGTGTGGCCTATGCACAACGTCACCTTACATACACACAACGTGAGATCAAAAGACTTAAACAGAAGTACTATTCTCAATTCCCTCTCACACATGCACAACTTGAGTGCGTTGGTTTTCCAACAGGTGTGACAAACCTCGACGGTAGCGACCGATTCTAAAGTCGGTCAA